ACAGCGACCAGGCAAGGGCAGCGGGTCCCATGGGGCGGCGGGCTGACTTGCCAGCGTCCGCACTGGATGACCGGGAGGGGGTATATATAAAACCTTATACAGGCTGAATGAGTAACCCGAATAAAGAATCTATTGTGTTTTGTCCTACATATATAAGGAATGATGATATGACAAAAGGAAGGCCAACTACAGACCCAAAGGGCGATTCAATAAGAGTTCGAGTAAATGATGATATGAGAATGCTTCTTGAAAAGGAATCTCTTCGATCTGGAAAAAGTATTTCACAAATTATTAGAGATTTGATAATGAGTTATTTGATCTAGAAATGGAATCACACAGATAAGGAGGACGCCCTAAAGTGCAGCCTCCCATCAAAAAAGAGAACCATTAAGGCTCTCTTTTCAGATCATTGCTATTAAATTTTACTATGATATCTGGAAATGCTTCAACAGAAATTTGACAACCAAGAAAGTCAAGGATGGCTATAAGTTCATAAGCAGAAAGAGTTTCTCTGGAAAACTTGTTAGCTAGTGCTTGTGGTGAAGTTCCTAGATGTTCAGCAACTTGAATATTTGTAATTTTTTTCATTTTCATTATTTGCTTAATTTTTTGAGATACCATATAAACACCTCCTACTCACATAATAAACGCAAATGTTATAAAAATCAATTAAAATTCACTTAAACGTGTAATTTACTATTGAAAACACACACATTATAGTGTATAATTGTTTTATAAAGAAACAGGAGCGTGTATATATGAAAGTAGGATATGTAAGAGTTTCAACAGTAGATCAAAATGAAGCAAGACAGATTGAAGCAATGAAAACAGATGGTGTTGAGAAAATTTATATGGATAAAAAATCTGGGAAAGACTTCAATCGTCCAGAGTATCAGAAAATGATTGTTTCTCTTCAAAAAGGTGACATTCTGGTAATCCATTCAATTGACCGTCTTGGAAGAAACTACGAAGAGATTATTGCTGAATGGCGAAAAATTACAAAAGAGATTGAAGCGGATATCATTGTACAGGATATGCCGTTGCTTAATACTACGCAAAACAAAGATTTGACAGGAACACTGATCGCAGACATAGTTTTGCAGCTTCTCTCATATGTAGCGCAAAGAGAAAGAGAAAACATTAGACAGCGTCAAAAAGAAGGCATTGCAATTGCAAAAGCCCAGGGCAAATATAAAGGTCGTTCCAAAAAAGAGATAAACAAAGACCTTTTTGAAGAAACCAAACGAAGTTGGCAAAGAGGGGAAATAACAAAAGTACAATTTGCCGAGATTATGGGAGTTTCAAGAAGCACGTTATATAAACTTTTAGAGGGGGATAAAGATGATTGATTTTACAAACAAATGCATTGTTACAGAAAACAATGTTGAATCAGAACAGTTGCTTAAAAAAGCAATAGCTCAAGGATTTAACTTGCCAAAAGGTGAAAAAGCAATGGAATCACATAGATACTTTCGTTTTATCGGGAGTCCGTATAAACATGTTGTAGCTCCTTATGAAGTAAGTTCGAGCGACTTCAACAAGGCGGTTAGATATTCGGAGTTGTTTGGTGATGAGCAAGAAGAGCTAAGAAAAATTGTTGATTCAGCTGCAAGATGGTGCCGGGCATATGGATATGAACATTTGAATGTATATGCAAACGAAGAACTTGAAAGTTATACTGGAAAGGCAATCGCAAAGACAACAGACAATATCATACAGCGTGCTTATGTTGAAATAAAGAAGCCACGTAAACTGACTGTTTCAGAGTTGGAAGAATACTTAGGATATCCAATTGAAATTGTAAGTTGAGGTAAATGCTCATGAAACCAAACCCACAATCCGAATCCATCCGCATCCGATTTTCCGAAAAACAGAAAAAAAGGCTCCTGGAAGAGAAGAACCGGACGGACAGGAGTGTATCGGATATTGTAAGACAAGCAGTTGATGAATATTTCGGGAGGAAAAGACGTGCTTAAATTTTTCTCAAAAAATAAAAAAGACGTTTCAGTTCCAGAAGAATACGAAAAGAAATTCCCAAATGCAGATACCAAACGCATAAGGAAAGACAATATAGTTGTTCATTCGAGTGGAATATGTGCAGATGGGAAATTTTACAACACAGAAAATGCAGAAAAGATATTTACCGATAATATTGACTGCGACCATTACGGATATACATGTTATTCAGAAAAGACTTATTTTTTAACAGCAAAGGGAAATTGGTTTTCAGCATTTACAGTTATTAATGGCTATAGAGAAGAGAACCAAGAAGAAAATACAATAACAACGTGGGTACATATTGCTTATGGCTCTTTGCAAGTTGAAGACAAAGAAAATATAAAAATATTATTGGGAAGGAAAGACATTGACCTTTACAAGAAATATTTCGGGGAGGTGGAAGAAGGATGAGTGTCGTAAAAATCACAAACCCCAACCCCTATGATTGGCGTGGAACAAAATGTTTTATTGATGGGAATAAAGTTCCGAGAGTGAGATCAATAGATTTTCATGTAGCCGTAGATGAAATTCCGGTATTTGAATTTGAAATGGCGGCTGTTCCAGACATTGAAATGGAGTGCCTAGCACAAATTAGTGTCACTTCTCAATCAATTACTGACGCAATTTTGGTTTTAAGGCACGAACTGTTACAACATGGAGAAATTTACAATGGCTTCAAATCAAGCCTAAAATCGGCTTTAGAATCCTATAATTACTGTGGGATGCCGTTTGAGCCAGAAGAAGAGATTGCAGAAAAAATTCTGGACTTTTTAATTGGGGAGGAAAAAGAAAATGAATGCACTTAATGTAATTGGAACAGCTGTAAATCTTGCATTTTTCGTTCTGGTTCTTGCCGGCACTTTGGCTATACTGGACGAAGAAGGAAAGACAAGCGTAATACAGATTTTATTCTGCATTTGTTTAGAAATATGTTTCGCACTGAATATTTTCTTAATTTGCACGAGGTGACAAATGTATTTACCGATTCCAATTGGAATTATCCCGATTGAATTAATCGAAAGGGTTAAATTCATAAAAGCACAGCTTCGACTTAATCCATGTAGGCTCGGAAAAGCCTATGAAAGTGATAAGTCGAGGCATCCAGAGTAGTGTAAGTGCTAATTACTTATTATATTAATTACATAAACTTATATATCACGACTTCCCCGGTCTTAATGGTGCGCCGGGGTTGATGGGCTATCGCCAAGAGGTAAGGCACAGCACTTTGACTGCTGCATTCGCTGGTTCGAATCCAGCTAGCCCAGTTTGCAATATTTATCATATTGCAAATATTTTTCTTTTTCATACAACTTTCGCTTCGGCCTTCTAGCCCAACGGGGCTGATTAAAGGGGCTTCAAATGTCCCGGAAGACTTTCTGAAATCCAAAAGCGTTTCAGAAAACCTTTGTTGCAGCTGGCGGTCAAGAACTGCAACAGTGCCGGATTGTTTGTCATGGCGGTCAAATAATTCGGTATCTTAGGAAGCTTAGTTCAGCGGTAAGAGCAACGGCCTCATAAGCCGTAAGTCCTGGGTCCGAATCCCAGAGCTTCCATTTCTTCTAAATGCCATTCATCCGTAATATGGGTGGAAAAAACTTCCAGTTGAGCGTGTGGATTAGGTAAATTTATAGGTGCGATACGGCGTAGCCTAAATGGATCTGATTTCCCGGCTGGTATATCTCGGAGTTAAAAACATTAACGCAGCGCACGTTAATAAAAGGAGTTTTCAAGAGATGCCGTTCAAAGACGCATAAAAATATCCAGTGAATCTACAGCACTAAAACTTGTAGATAGTGGAAAGCATAACACGATAAACCTATTGCTAACCCGGTTTTTCCGGGTTCCGGCAGGATAGAGAAGTGGAATCTCGCAAGGCTCATATCCTTGAGAACGGCGGTTCGAATCCGTCTCCTGCAATTCCATCTACCAGGTGTAGATAGGATATCTTACTTTAGCATAGCTATTGTTAGTTCTTGCACATAAATGCGGATGCGTTTGTGTGCATTCGTGCAGGCATATAGACGCAACTCACTAGCGATCTTGTGCAAAAACTTTTTAGAGAGATAAGACCAATGCCCGTGAGGAGTGGTAGTCGGGGATTCTAAAAAAATCATCTAGTTTAGCGTTTTATGATGAAAAAAGAAACATAGCTCAGTGGTAGAGCAATGATATTGAATATCATGTGACACAGGTTCGATTCCTGTTGTTTCTATCTGGCAAATTGCCATTGCCAGAATTTGCATTTTCCCCCTTAAAGTTCCAGTGTTTCTCGTTGGGAGGTTTATGCCGTTCAAGTCGGCACACTGGATTTTTTTTTAACAAGAGGTGTTTATGGAAGAAAAATGTTGCAAGAATTGTAGAAAACATGATGACTTCACATGGGCTTGCTTCAATGGTGATAGCAAATATTGCGCAGACTTTACATAGCCAGAGTGTTATTGTGAGTTTTGGGAGAGAAAAGAAGATGGAGATATGTGGTAAAGAAATAAAAGACGAATGTTCAAACTGCGGGAATATTCTTGAATGTGAGTTATTCCGACAAGGTCATGGCATAAAACAGGAACGTGAAAACATAGCTAAAATGATTGCCTGTCAGATGAAGCACAGGGAGAAGAGGGAATTTGAATGCTAGATTTACTTGATAAACGCAATTGTCCTGTTTGCGGTGGAATATTGAAATGCGAAAATTCCGATTACGCAAAACCTTTTAGAGAAAAAGAACTCTTTTTAAATGTGACATGGCAATGCACTAATTGTGGCGCTGAATATACTGCAAAACTTGAATTAACTCCAAACGGATATGAGGTGCAAGACCGTGAAGCACATATTGATGTAGAGGATAATTTTTCAGCCGAAAAATTTATGCTTGGAAGAAACAATTTTCGAAGACAGAGGTGGTAAATATGAAATTTGAGGATATGGCAAACTGGACAGAAGAACAGTTGAAAAATGAAGTTGTTCGTTTGGCTGATGAATGCGAGAAAAAACAGCATATAATCCTGGACTATGAAGCTTTATCGGAGACAATTAACCAAAAGCTTCTTGAAAATGATAACTGGAAGATTCCGATTGATGGAATTGAAAATGTAGATACTGGTCATCCATCTATAGAATGGTATGAACAACGCCACCAGGATGACTGCATTAGAATCAACGAGTTAACTGTTACTGTTGACACATTGGTTGACCGATACGCTAATTTAAGGAAAAACAAAGGAATGTGCTGATATGGGCGAAAAGGAAGAATTAAAGCATTTCTTTACATGTAATGGTGAAGTGATTGAAGAAATACCAGAGATTTCAATTTCGGATGGTGCTTTTGTTATCGAAGGCGGTATTCTTCACAGAAATGAGGACGGTACACTTTGTAGCATAGGCAAGCCGTTAAGTATTGAACTTAAATGTAAATTAAGTGATGAACTATTTTGGACACTAGTTGCCCCAAATCGAATAAACCAGAACAATTTCCGTAAAATACATGGGATTCCGAAGCGGAGGAAAATTAATGGATCAAGAAAAAACAAAAGGTTGTCCAGAATGGAGAACACAAGTACAGCAGGCACCTGCCAAAGAAATTGTCGACTTTGCAAAAGTACATCCATGCGAGTATACGATAAAAAGCTTACACCAATATCCGTATTGGGGAAACCAAGACAATGGTTTTAATAGGAAGAAATTTAAGGAGATTTTTAATGAGCATTAAATCAGCATTAGAATCCGAAGGGATAGATTTTTCTGAATACATGAACCCACCCGAGCTGTGGAATGGACAGGCATTGATACGGAATATTAACGGAACGAAATACGCCTGTTGTCCTTTTTGCCAGAAGAAAGCGCTTCTGATTAGCCCAAACACAAAGATTCAGCATCTTAAATTAAAATGCAAGGGAAGCAACTGTAAGAAAGAGTTCGAGGTGAATATATGAAGAAATACAAAAATATCCCAATAACAATTTTACAAACAGGTGAAACTGTAGCAGCTTCAATTGAGGTCTGCGTAGAGGATGGAAGAGAGGTTGCTTACTTCTACGCTAATGTACTTGGACGATATGATTATGAGGAAACATTTATGGTGCAAATAAAAGGCAGAGAATTTCCGTTTATTATAAGACATTTAAGCGGTTTTACAGATACGTTTCCAGTTCGCATGGAAATGTATGCGAAACAAGTAGGAACATACACTATTGGAAAATGGGAAAAGATATTGAGAGGTATTTTGAATGAAAATAAGTCTTAAACGGATTAAATGTATTTTGACAGGTGGTTGCAAGTTCAAAAGTTCGGATACAGAATCGAAATGTAATGACAAAGAAAAGACTTGCACTATTACGGAAACTTGCTACAAATGCGGGAAGAAATATACATTCATATTTACCTATAAGCAGTTAGGGATTCCGGATTGAGGTGAACGTGTGAACAAAATCAGAAAAATATGTTGGATATATAACTTTAAAGCAAGTGAATAAGCAGTCAAGAGAGCCAAAGAGCCAGACTAAATCCTAAAAAGAAAGGAGGTCTGGCTCTATTTTTATGGGAAAAATTACAGAAGGCTCGCTCGAATGGTATCGGACAGTCCTAAATCAGATTATCAGTAGTGACATGACAATCTATCAAAATCAAAAAGATTGCCTTGATTTGCTCTTAAATATGAATATTGACCTTCCTTTCAACGAGAATCAAGAAGCACGGAAAATGGCTATGAAAGTAAGTCAATACTCACATAACATAGCAGAGAAGTGTGCTGCATTAACTGGAAGTGGTGACTTTGATGATATCTATTGGCAGTATTTATTACTGGAAGCGCAGAATTATCAAGTAGACAGTGGATTGTTATATCTTGAAAAAAATCGTATTCCAAAAGAGCGTTTTTACGAACCAAGAAGAAATGTATTTATGCAGCATAATATTATAGGTTCACTTCAAGACTTGATGGATGACAAACTGGATATATTTGCATTGAGCGTACCGCCAGGTTGCGGAAAATCTACGCTAGAAGATTTCTTTCTTTCCCTGGTCGGTGGATGGTTCCCAAACGATTTTAACCTGTCATCCGCACACAGTAGTATTTTGACACGTTCCCTTTATGATGGTGTTCTGGAAATTATTAATGATCCAGTAGAATATACGTGGAGTGAGATATTTCCAAACATTGATTTAAGTAAAAAGACAAGTAATGCAAAAGAAACAACTGTAAATCTTGAAAGAAATGGTCGTTTCAAAACATGGACATTTAGATCAATTGATGGTTCTTTGACTGGTGCTACACGTTGTAACAGATTTCTTACAGCGGATGACCTTGTGTCTGGTATCGAAGAAGCATTGAATAAGAGCCGACTTGATACATTATGGACGAAAGTAGTAAATGATCTTCGCTCACGTAGACTTGAGGGATGCAAGGAATTTTACATTGCCACCAGATGGTCTGTGCATGATCCTATTGGAAAACTTCAACAATTGTATGCCGGGAACCCAAGAGCAAGATTTATTGCAATACCGGCATTAACAGATGATGGAAAAAGCAATTTCTTATTCACTGTGAATGGATTTTCAGAAAAGTATTTCAATGACGCAAAAGAATCAATGGACGAGATTTCTTTTAACTGTCTGTATCAACAGAAACCAGTAGAACGTGAGGGATTACTTTTACCACCAGATAAGCTGAAAAGATTTTTCTTTGACAGAGAAGATGTTCCAGATGGCTGTACAGATGAATATGTGATTATGCCAAAAAGAGAGCCGGATGCTATTTGGTCTGTGTGTGATACAAAGGATAAAGGAACTGATTTTGAGTCTCTCCCAATTGCATACCAGTATGGAGATAAATATTTTATCCCAGATGTAGTGTTTGACGATAACACAGACTACGATATCTTGGATAAGAAAACAGCGGATATTTTGATTAGGCACAATCCGCATATGTCGCGTTTTGAATCAAATAATGTTGGAAACCGTGTAGCACATAATGTTCAAAAACTTATTGACGGTAAATGCCGTACAAAAATTGAAACAAAAGTTACGACAACTAACAAAGAAACGAAAATTCTTGTCAATTCCAACTTTATAGCAAATCATTTTTATTTTTTGCACCAAAGTCAGTATAAACCAAAATCAGATTATGGCTTATTCATGGCAAATGTAACCACTTATACTACCAGAGCGAAGGTACTCCATGATGACGGAATAGATTCTTTAGCAATGCTATCTGATTATGTTCAGAATCCATTAGGAGGAACCGCAACAGCAACACAGAATCCACTTTGGGGAAGGAGATAAAATATGATGACTGCAACTCAATATTTACGACAGATTGAAAATTATGATAACAGAATCAAAAACAAGCTTATCGAAGAAGAACAGCTCAGTTCTCTTTCCACAAGTGTATCTGCAATTCCTGTTGGAGAAAAGGTACAAACTTCTGTAAAACGTGATCCGATGGGAGATATGGTTGCAAAGATATTTGATCTGCGAGAAGAGATTTCAAAAATGATATCCGAATTTTTACAAAAAAAACAGGAAATAGTCCGAACCATAGAACAGGTTGAAGACCCGTTGCTGTACAACATACTATTTAAGCATTATGTTGAGTACAAATCATTGGTTCGTATCGCAGATGAGATGGGATATTCTGAAATACATATTAAGAAAAAACACTTAAAAGCTTTGGCAGAAGTAAAAAAGATAAAAGGTTTTGAAAGATGATACCGAAGTATACTGAATGATACCGCCAATATGTGTAAAATATAAAGTAGAGCATTGGATTAAAATATCCAGTGCTTTTTATTTTTCAGAAAGGATGGTTCGGCTCGTGAGAAATACAATGAATTTTGTAGATTTATGCCGAGGTGAGTTCGGGCGAAAAGTAGCCTACACAGGCGTTGACCGAATCACTCCACAAAATGTAGTAAAAGTAGTATCAGATACAATTGGCATACATAATAGAAACCGAACATTAATTGATTACTTGTATCGGTACATGAAAGGCGATCAGCCGATATTATACCGAAACAAAATAGTCCGTCCAGAAGTTAATAACAGAGTGGTTGAAAATCACGCATTTGAAACTGTAAAATTTAAAGCTGGACAGATTTGTGGGGAGCCAATTCAATATGTATGTAAAAAGAAAAATGCAGATGAAAAAATAAATGAGCAAGTTGACCTTCTGAATGACTATTTGGATGAAGCCAATGCAGATGCAAGAAACATCCAAAGGGCAATATACCAGAGTGCAACAGGAACTTCTTATAAGGCTATTCTGAAAGAAGAGGACTGGACAGAAAACGGAGATTTACCACCGTTTAGAATTTTCATCCCATATCCAGGTGATTGTTACATTGTATATTCGCAGAGAAACGGGAAACCAATGCTGTCCGTTCAGATTTTAAAGGATGAAGACGAACAGCAATATTATTTATGTTATTCAAAGAACCAGTTTTTTGAAATCAAGAATGGAAAAGTAACCAACTACGGCATCAATGGTTTTGGCGGGATTCCTATTGTTGAATGCCCGAATAATCACGACAGACTATCAGACGTTGAAATTGCAATCACCTTATTTGATGCAATCAACAAATACCAGTCTGATAGATTAAATGGCGTGGAACAGTTTGTGCAAGCCTTTATGAAATTTAAAAACTGCGAGGTAGACGAAAACGAGTTTTTGAAAATGGTAAAACTTGGTGCTATCTCTGTTAAAGACACTGGAAATGGCTGTCAGTCGGATGTTGAACTTATGACCGCTGAACTGAATCAATCAGAGAGCCAGGTTGCAAAGGATGATATCTACAATAATATGCTGATTGTGGAAGCAATGCCAAACCGACAAAGCAATAGCGGAGGAGATACAGGAAATGCCGTATACCTTCGTAATGGATGGGACTTCGCAGAGAGAGATGCAAAATTGGTAGAAGCATTCACCAAGGAAGCCGAAAAGGAATCTGCTAGAATTATTCTGAATATTATCCGTGGTACATCAAATGATGTTAATATCTCAACTCGAGATTTCGATGTAAAGATAACCAGAAACCCAACAGACAATATGCTTGTAAAAGCACAAGCACTTGATTATCTGTTCAAAAATAAAATCCATCCGCTTATCGCACTGATTACTTGTGGGCTATTTAGTGATCCGCAGAAAGTCTACGAAATGAGTTTACCGTATCTGGGAACTATTTACCCGGAACTGGCAGACCCGGAAGCGGAAATGAAGAAAGCTCAACAACTACTGGATGAAAAATTTCAGAATCCGTCCAAAACAGAACCAATGGCAAATTCTCCATCTAACGAAGAATGAACCAAATTTCGATTATTTAAGGAGTTTTAGAGAAATCTAAGGCTTCTTTTTTAATACCCAAAATCAAATAAATTGCAACAGCCCGTGAGCGTAAATCGGGTACAGACCATGTGCGGAGCGAACCGTGTTGAAAAAGCGTATTGGACTGGAAGAAAGGAGATTTCAATGACAAGAGAACAGGCAAAACAGGTACTTATCGGTATGGGAGTTGCAGAACCTTCCGAGGAACAGGTTTCTAAGCTTCTTGATTCTATTTCTGCTGAAACTAAGAAAGAGAAAGACAAAAATGTTTCTCTGAAGGAAAAAGCTGAAAAAGCAGATTCTCTGGAAAAAGAGTTGGAAGAGTTGAAAAAGCAGAACATGACCGAAGCAGAACGGCTGGAAGCTGAACGCAAGAAAGAAAAGGAAGCAGTTGATAAGGAATTGGCTGATTTGAAGGCTGCGCTTGCAGAATCCAACAAAAAAGCCCTTATCAGTGAAATTACTTCCATGTTCGCAAACGCAGGACTTTCAAGCGAAACTTACGCAAGTGCTATTAAAGCATATGCGTCCATGCCTTGTGAGAAATCTGAGGATGTAATGAAAGAAGTTGAAACTTTTGTCAAGGGAGTTTCCGAAGCAAATAAAACAGCACTTGATACCGCAAAAGCAGCCTGGGAGAAAGAAACATTGGAAAATACTCCGAATCCGGGTGGTGGTAATGGCGGTAGAGGAAAAGAAGAAAAAAGTGGTGCTGCAAAATATGCAGCTGAACGTTCAAAACAATTAAGCGGTTCCGAAAAAACAGAACTTGGAGGAAACGCCCCAATTAATTTTTAAAAAAGGAGAATTAAGTTATGGCATTTAGCAAAGTTATTGAATACGGTACAACCCCCAATTTTCTTGAATCTGCGGAAGGACTTATTTTAAAGACTTTTACAGCAGAGCAGACAAATGCGGTGGAAGTTGGTGGAAGAAAAATCATTAAGGCTGGTTCAGTTTTCCCCAAAAATGAAACAGGCGCAAAAGGGATTGTATACGAAGAAGTTGATATGACAGACGATGAAAAACGTCCGATTTCTGTAATCGTTGCAGGACGAGTTTTTGAAAACAGACTTCCAGTAGCAGTTGATTCTACCGCAAAAACAGAACTCCAAGAGCTTGATAAGCCTTTTGGAATTGCGTTTTTAACAGAACCAGAAGTTGAATTTTAAGGAGGTATTCCACAATGAATTATAACGTATTGACCAGTATTACACTGGAAGAGAGAATTAACTATTCACAGAATTATGCAGTTAAACGTCCGGGAGCACTTGACGTTATCTTCCCGGATGTAAAAACCCAATTTATGAAAGCAAAATACTACAGACTTATGAGCGGGCAGCAACTTCCTAGAGTTGCTTATGTTCATGCGCTTGATACAGAGGCAAGAATTGGAGAGAGACCAAGCTTTGAGAAGGTACTGACCGAAAAACTTTTCATTAAAGAGAAAATGAATCAGTCAGAATCTCTTCGCATGGCTATTGAAAACGGCGTCCCGGACGATCAGTCTCTTACCGAATTTGTGTTTGACGATGTAAGTAATTCATTTGAAGCAGTTCTGGCAAGAACAAAAGTTATGAAAGGGCAGATCATGGGAACTGGTTCTCTTAAAATCCATGAGAACAATGTAGATCTTCCGATTGATCTTGGCGTTCCGTCAGAAGCAAAAATCACCCTTACTGACTGGTCTAAGCCGGATTCTGATATTATGGGCGATATTCAAAAGATGATTGATGTTGCACAAGAAAAGGGATTTGTTGTTAATAAAGCCCTCACTTCCTTAAAAATGATTAATTATATGAGAAACAACACCGCTATGCAAACCGCTGTTCTTGGTGCGGCTAACAAACGTCTTCTGACCAAACAGGAACTTGCAAACCTTCTTATGCAGGAATATGAGATTACCGTAGATCGCTGCGATGAAAAATATCGTTACAGAAAAGATGGAGCATGGAAAACTGGACGTTTCTTTAAAGAAAACGTATTTACCCTGTATGAAGCTAACCCGGATGGTTCTTTCGGTACTGGACTTTGGGGGCCAACACCAGAGGAAGAGGAAGCAAGAGCTTTTATCACACAGCAAAACAGAATGTTTATTACTCTGTCCATGTGGGCTACACAGGATCCGGTTACTACTTGGACAAAAGCTTCTGGAATGTTCATTCCGGTCGCACCAAAAGCTAACGGTGGTATCGTGATCGGTACCAAGGCGGGGGAATAACCGGGCATAGTCTCGATGAAAACAGCCAGTCACCATCTGTAGCGAGTGTTTATGATGAATCAACACATAAGTATACAGAAAGCGAGTTGTCTAATATGACTGTATCACAGTTGAGACAACTTGCTAGTGATAACGGCTATGCCCTGACAGCAACTAATAAGGCTGGAATAATATCAGAGATTTTATCTCAGCAAAGGTAGGTGATTAAATGGACGAACAGCTTATAGAGGATTTGACAAATTATCTTGAAGATGATGCAGAAACTGCGAGGATGATTCCTCTTTCAGCAAAGAGGGCTATTCGTTCATTTAAGAAGAAAAGGAATTATCCTTCCTCTTACAGTGATGAGAAAATAAATTCCGATATGGAAAAATGTTATGATTGCATATTTGATTTGGCTCTTTTCTTCCTGGTGAAACAGGGAGCTGAATTTCAAGGATCACATTCCGAATCTTCTGTAAACAGAAATTGGACTTCCGAAACTGAAATTTATGTAAATCATGGTGTTTTTCCATTTATCGGATTCTAAGATGGTGTGTGCGTGATACGTCAATCCTCCCACGTATCGCAGGGGTGCTTCAAGTTAGGTGGGTAGAAGCAATATCTTAAAAAATGGGAGTGATGGAAAGGAATAGCGATGGGATGTGAACACGAGTGTATCAACGAACACCGCTTGAAAGAATTGGAAAGTGCCGTCCATGAGATGAAAGAAAAGCATTCCAAAAGGGATGAAGGCTTTTTTAATCGTATCAATGCGCTAGAACAGAAAATTGCTTTATACAACAACGATCTGGGACACATCAAAGATACAGTTGACGAAATGAACGACAATTTAAAAGCACTCATGGAAAAGCCAGGAAAATTACAGGACAAAATTATTGCTTATGTCATAACTGGCATAATCGGTATTGTTTTAGGCTTTGCCCTTAAAGGCATTTTCCCGGTGTAATATTGATTCCACTAACAGGGAGGACGGTGGAATGGATAATTATAAAGACTTTTCAGAAGATGAAAGAATCTTCTATTTGCGTGAAGCTGGATTTGATTCCAGAGAAAAAGAGTTATTCCGATTGCGTGTTTACGAAGAAAAAACACTTGCAGAAGCTTCAGAAATCATGGGCTACAGCACAAGAACCGTAGACCGCATAAACAGAAAATTAAAGAAGAAAATTATGAAAGTTGCCCCGATGTATTGTCGGGGCTTTTCTTTGTATTCATAAAATGTGGCGTATTTATGGCGTTATCGTGGCGTGTTAATCAACCTCTTATTATTGTAAAATATAATTATAAAAACAAGGGAGGTTTGAGATATGCAGTATGGTAATCCGTATTTTGCACAACCATTTCAACAAATACAGCCGTATCAAGATAGATTAGCACAATTACAGAATAGTTATCAGCAGGCAATGCCATACGGACAGGCACAGATTCAGCAACCAATACAACAAATGCCACAAGTACCACAAATCCCCATGTTGCAAGGACAGATGGTTGATGGCATTGATACTGTAAAGGCAAAAGACGTAGATATGTCTGGGAACCCTGTCTATTATCCAAAAACTGACGGTACAGAAGTTTACCGAAAACAATTACAGGCAGATGGAAGAAGTAGAATTTTCACTTATAGACTTGTAAATGAAGGAGAACAACCAGAAAGCAATAACACAAATCAAGTTGATATTGTTTCGCTGATTAACCAACTTCGTGATGATGTTCACGCAGAGATTTCTGAAATTAAAGAATTATTGCCAATACAATCTGAACCGCCCAAGACACAGAAGGGAGGTAATCAGAGATGAATTTCAACCCAAATACAATAATGAAACAAAAAATTCAGCAAATGATTTCTCAAAGGTTCGGAAGTGTTGATAACATGATGAACGATATGAGTAAATTTGCTGGAAACAATCCAACATTAAAAAATGCTCTGGATTTGTACAAACATGGTGATACAGAACAGTTGCATCAAGTTCAGCAAAATATATTTAAAGAAAAGAATTTTTCTCCCGAAGGAATTTTAGAAAAATTTTTAGGGATGAAATAACTTCCCCATAATTGGGTGATTCAGAATCGCTACAATTTGGGATGACAGCCGCGGATGTCTCCTATTGTAAATAAAATTTAAGGAGACTAAAAACATGATGAATGGTTCAAATTATAGTCTTAGCGACATTGCAGCCGCTACAGGCTCTAATAACCGTGCAAATGACATGTGGGGCGGCGATGGTTTTTCCCTTATCTGGCTTGTCCTTATTTTCGCAATCTTCGGCTGGGGCGGTTTCGGCGGCTTTGGCGGCTGGGGCGGCAATGGTGGAAACGGTACAAATGGTGCAGGTTTCCAAGGATGGGCTACCAGAGCGGATATCAACGAGGGCTTTGCTCTGAATGATATTCAGAATGGTATCAGAGGTATTCAGCAGGGCATTTGTGATAGCACATATGCGCTTAACAATACCATGCAGAGCGGTTTCAACGGCGTGAACGTCGGAATGCTTCAAGGTTTTAATGGCGTTCAGCAGGCAATCAATGCTGATACTGTAGCTGGTATGCAGAATACCAATGCATTACAGTCTCAGTTAGCAAGTTGTTGCTGCGAGACCAGAGAAGCCATCCAGGGTATCAACTATAACCTGGCTACCAACACTTGTGCATTGCAGAACACAATGAACAACAACACCAGAGACCTTCTGGAAAATCAGAACAGCAACACGAGAGCGCTGTTAGATTTCTTAACTCAGGATAAGATTGCAACATTACAGGCAGAGAATTCTGATCTGAAACGTGCTGCTTCCCAGGATCGCCAGTCTGCATTGCTTACAACTGCAATGGCTTCTCAGACACAGCAGTTAATCAATGCAATCAATCCTGCTCCGATTCCTGCATTCCAGGTTCCGGCTCCATATGCATACGCAGGATGCAATACATATGGTAACGGTTGTTGCTAAGTAACTCACCCTTAGAGGTTGACTAAATTCTAAGAGGTGGGTTGCGGCTCACCTCTTATTGATTGAGAGGTAAAAAATATGGCATGTAAGAATGTTTGTAAGCTTTGCAATCACCTTGTGCTGTCTACTGCAATTGCATTCACAGGTGGAAATCTTGTGGTTACTATCCCGGAAGGAAGCTACAACAATGGAGAAAAATACTGCATTGTTTTAGCACAGTCTATTCCAAATGCAACCACAATTACTGCCCCAGTTATGATTCAGATAGGAACAGGAACAACATTGTATCCGCTAGAGAATCGTTGCTGTGCACAGGTAACAGCATGTGGCGTAAGAACCAGAACAAAATATGCAACCAGAGTTGCAACAAGTGCTACTGGTGGAGCGTTCAAAATGTTAGGAAATCCGGCATGTAGTCCGAACAATAATCTGACTGCAATCAATGGTACAGCCCCAGCAGCAGACGCACCTGTTACACAGGCTGTTAGAAAGGGGGCACTGTAATGCATAAAGTTGCAATGGAAATGGGAAAATGGGCTATGGAAAAAGCCAAAACACATGGCTTTGATAATCTCAGTGCTCAAGATTGGGACGATTTGAAAGACTGCATGGAAGCAGTAAAATGTGCGATTTGCGCTGATAAAGATTATCGCATTGTGGAAGCTATGGATGAATGCGAACAGGAAGAAAAGTATCTTGGACGCATGGGATATGACCGTTACCGCTATTCAAATGGGCGTTTCGCTCCAAAAGGTAGGGGAACCAGAAAAGGTTATAGACCATATCTGTACATGGAAGACGATGACTGGATGGACGAGTATTTAAACAATCCAGAATTTGAGCACAATATGTACCGCATGGGATATCATCCAGACCGTAGTGATATGGAAATGGGTGACATGAATCGGAAGAAATCCAGATATGGCGAATCCTATGATAGATACGATGAGAATCGTAGACACTATCATGATTCCAAAGACACGGAATCCAAAAGAAAAATGGATGATTCCATGAAGGAGTACACATCTGACATTATCCGTAATCTCACTGAAATGTGGTCAGATGCAGATGCAACGCTCAGACAGTCAATGAAAACTGACCTGACCAGACTTGTACAGCAGATGAACTAGAGCAATAAATGAATTAAGTCCTTGTCGCAAATTAATGCGGCAGGGGCTTTTTTCGTAGAAAGGATGGTGAGAAACCATGCTGAAACAATTCTATATGAATGGGGACTTATGGAGAGTGCGCTTTGTTTCTCCCAATGATAATGTTTTGATTGACCGTACAGGGCAAAGGACACTTGCTGTATCTGATTACTCTACAATGACAATTTCAATTGCAAGCAACTTGCATGGAGAACTTCTGAACCGTGTATTTATCCACGAATTAGGGCATTGCGTGATGTTCAGCTATGGTCTACTGCCAGAGCTTCACCGTATGATTAAGAAACGATATTGGGTGGACGCAGAGGAATTTGTATGCAATATTCTGGCAGACTACAGCCATTTCGCGATTGGCACGGCCAGAGATATTTTGGGAAACAAATTTACATACGTTTCGCCTGTTGGAATGGAAAGGATGATTGCATGAGAGTATTAAGATTTATTGTAAATAATCAAAGAATTTATCCAGATCCCAAGTGTGATTTCTCTGGACTGGTAAAGGGCACGACTGGATATCTTAAAGCATTGTTTATCTTTTCACCAGAGTGGAACGGATGTAAAACAGCTGCTTCATTTTGGAGAATGGAAAGAGAATACCCAGTAATACTGAAAAACAATCAATGTGAAATTCCAATGGAAGCCCTTACTTGGGATTATTTTTCTGTATCTGTCACTGGCGTAAAAGATAACGGAAAATACATTATAACTACTGGTAAAACCAAAGTATCACAAAGGGGGTAGAACATGGCAACAGCACTTGATTTACTTATGAGCACAAAAGAAGATGTTAATTTGCTTTCTGAAGAATCCGATATATGCACAATTGACGCTAAGACAAGGGTTATTTTTGTGCCCTCTACAATCGTAGTTGGTGGGGTGCAATCTGACAAGAATGCAGAACGTATTAAATTTTCATGTCCCAAAATTGTAGGAGATAATCTTGATTTATCCAAATTTTCAGTCAGAATTAACTTTGAAAACGTAAGCAGTGTGGATTTTAATGTTTCTATCAAAGACCAATACATTTGTGATGATGTAGCTGTAGATGGAGAAAATGTAACTTTTTCTTGGTTGATTGGAAGAAATGCAGCAAGGTATATGGGAACGGTACGTTTTATTGTTTGCGCTGTTAAAACGGATTCCGATTCAAATATTAGTGTTGAATGGAATACCGCAATATCGGAAGTACCAGTGCTAGAGGGTATCGAGATTGATCAACCACAGATAGGACAGGAAGAAAAAGATGTTATAAATCAGCTTTTGGAGCTTACTAAAAACACATCTGCGGAAGCTGTTCAAAATGTAAATTCCGCAAAAGAACAAGCTATTAAGGACATCCAGAGTGTATCACAGCCAGACACTACATTGACTATAGAAGGTGGGCTTGCAGAAGCAAAAGCAACTGGAGAAGCTATTGGTTCGATAAAGGAAGATTTGAGTAGCTATTATCCAAAGAAACAAGGCGCGTTCAAATGCATAAATATGGTTTCAAATTTGCCTGATGAAGTAATTATGCCATCTGGAATTGAAAAAAATATTTTGGATGGTGTATGTGCTATCAATGGTACATCTACAATTGATTATCCAAATCTCATTATCAAAAAATCTATATTAGCAAACCATGTATATTTGTTCTCTGTAAAGATGAAAGAGAATGAATATACCGTTCAAACATGTTCTCTTATAACAAGAATTGGAACGAAACCTATTACACGAAACACATTAGGTGAATATCCTGTACAGCTTTTTGAGAATAAAAACTACCCTGAGTACACTACTTTTTGTGCGCTCTTCTCGCACAATTCAGATGCGGATGTCGATTTCTCAATTTCGTTTGATCTTACAAAAACTAGCAAAAAAGTAGCTATTTCTGCAAAGGATATCATCATTACGGATGTAACAGGATTGTCAGATACACAAATAATAGAAATTGTAGAAGCTGGAATGAAAGATGATGTGTATTATAATCCCGGTAAAAATGTTGCAGATGCTTTGTCTAATCAAGCAAAGGAAGATATCACAGTTGAAACAATAAAGAGAATGTATCCAAATCCAAACGGATATTGGCATGGAAAGAAATGCTTGGTTATTGGAGATAGCACATCTGCCACTGAACAGTGGCAAAAAAAACTTTCCGAAAATCTCGGTATGAGTGTAACAACTCACGCAAAAGGTGGAATTGGATTTTTGCAGATGGTGGTTGGTAGTCTTGGGTACGAAGGCAATTATGATAACGAAACAGGAAACACTGGCGTTTTACAACCATTAAAAGCAATTGATGTGTATGACAAAGATTTAATCATTATTTTTGGCGGATTTAACAACAGGGGTACTAAACTCGGTGAAATCACTGATTTATACAAAACTGATGGAACAGGACAAAATACCGTGACTGGACAACTGCAATTCGTGCTTAATTGGATATATGATTTACTGAAAGGAAATGAATCTTATGCTCAAAATTTAAAGTGTAAAATCGTCCTTGTAACACCATATTGCTGTGGAAAATACAACTATGTCAACTATGACGGTTATAGTGGTGACAATTGGGCGGGTTATACATTGCGTGAAATGTGCGACAGAATTGTTGAAATTGCTGCGTTAAACAACTGTTCTAGTTATAATGCGTGGGAAAACAGTGGAATTGGTCGTCATACATGGACAATTTATTCCGCATCTCCTACCGCAACGAAAGAAGCGGGAAGTGATACTGCACCGTATCCTACAAATGCAGACCAACTACACCTCAACAATTCCGTAGGATATCCACATTTAGGGGATTGTATTTCTGCTTTTGTGAACGGAATTGTTTAATTAACTCAAGAGGACTTTAGTTAAGCAACCAAATTTAAGAAAGAGAGGAAATATGAGAGGATTAGTCCGTCAAAAGCAAAAAGTATATTGGTCACGAATTACTGAAAAAACACAAGGATTAGACCGTATTAAAGTTTATGAGAAACCAGTTTTATACTCTTTTTCTGTATCATCTACAGCCGGAACACCAGAAGAAATTGCAGCCGGAATAGTGCCAGATTATGACAGGTACATTACAAGCTTTAATCGAAATTTCCATCCACAGGAAGCAGATATATTTTGGATAGACAGAATCCCACAAATAAGTGAGGATGGAAGCCTTATTTTGGATGAAAATAGAGAGCCCACAGTATTGCCAGACTACACACTAAAGAAGATTTTAGACACAAAAAAAGGCAATATTGCCAGATACGGAATTTCTAAGAAGGGAAACGAAGATGGGTAAGAAAATAAAGTGTACCTTATCACAGAAATCAATCCAAAAAGCTATTGATGAAATAAAAAAATATCAAAAAACTTTAAGGAATAAAAATGAAATCTTCATAAAAAGATTATGTGAATTAGGGATTCCAGTTATTGACCAAAATATTTTGGCAGCACAAGGCGATTCTGATAAGAACCACAATACTTACATCAAAATTAACAGTTTTGGGGACTATGCAGAAGCCCATTTAATATGCGAAGGCAAAAGCATTTTATTCATTGAATTCGGCGCTGGTATTTACCACAATGGTGCAGCCGGTTCTAGCCCACATCCAAAAGGAGAAGAATTTGGTTATACAATCGGTTCTTACGGACAAGGAAAAGGAAAAAACGATTCCTGGGTATATGTTTCTGATTCTGGCGAATGGGTACGTTCTTACGGTACAGAAGCCACAATGCCAATGTATAAGGCAAGCGTAGAAATCATTCAGAATATCCGCAAAATTGCTAAAGAGGTGTTCTCTTCTTAAAGATGATACCAAAGTATACTGAATGATACCAACCAATTATGTTATGATTACAGTGTTAAATTGTAGCAAGATATGCAATGCGTTCACTATGAAGGTGGGCGCATTTTTTATTGTGAGGTGACAGATATGCCAGACACAATAGAATCTCCTGTATTGGAAGTTTTTTCAAGGTGGGGAGCGGCTGTTTCTAAGATTACTGGCGCAGACAATTATTCCATGGACGGAAGCGAAACAAATGCTTCTGGCAAAAAGGCATATGCACAGCTTTATATGCTTGGAAATCCAATTACGAGAGGTGACCTTGAAGGGGATGAATGCGCAACAATGCCATCATTTCAAGTAAATTGTTTCACATCTGGTAGCAAAGCATTAACCAGAGTGTATGAATTGGACAAGATAAGTCACAAAGCTATGGTGAGCATGGGATTCCGTCGTACATATGGCCCGGAACCCATGTTTTTTGGTGACAGCGGAATCAAAAAGCTTGTGAGTCGATACAGCCGGATATATACAGGAACTTTATTAGATTAGGAGCAGAAATGCTTCTATTTTTTTACCCAAAAATATGAAAGGAGAATGCCGAATGAAAGCAGATAAATTACTTTGGCTGAAAGCAGCAGGAATTAGAGCTGTAAAAACAGTTGCTCAAACAGCAATAGCAACCATCGGAACCGCAACTGTAATTGGCAGTGTTGACTGGAAAATGGTTTTATCCGCATCTTTACTTTCCGGCTTTTTATCACTGCTTACATCTGTAGCAGGATTACCAGAACTGAAAACAGACAAAGAAGAGTAGAAAGGCGGTGATCCGCTATCTCCCGGCACAGGGTTACGTGCATAAAACTTGAATTAAAGAAAGGAGCCTATCAAAATGGCAGATTTAACAACACTTGGCGTAACTTTTCATTACGGTGTTGAAACCGCTAAAGGAACAAAGCCAACTGCATTTACCTGGTTAAAAAGATGTAGTTCCATTGGTGGAATTTCCCTTGACACAGAGCAGATTGACGTATCAGCTCTTGAAGACTTCATTACACAGTATGCGTCCGGTAGACAGGATACTGGTGGTACTTGGGATGTAACCTTCAATCTTAACGCTGATGTTATCACAGCATTAAAGAAGCTTATGACTGATGCGGCAACAGGAAAGCCAAAAGGATTTAGAGTTTGGTTTGAAGTTGTATTTCCAGACCTCGAAGATGCATTCTTTGTTATCGCAGACCCTGGAAAAAATATTCCACTGTCTGACATTGGGCAGAATGAAGCAGCAACAATTCCGCTGTCTCTCATTATTCAAGAGTATAAAGGCCTTGATACAAAAGTTGTTTCTGACGAACTTACGCAGGCTTTAGATACCGCAAAAGCAGTAGCAGATTCCACAGGTGCAATGACACTTAACTAAAAAACATGTCGGGAGGATTATAAAATGGTAACTTTTAATGTACACGGAAAAGAGTATAAGGTTGTATTTGGATACGGACTTCTTACAAAAACAGATGTGCTGGACAAGGTACAGGGGATTACAGATGGAAAAGAGAGAAGCCTTCAGAAGATGATTTCTCTTCTCCCGGAACTGCTTCTTGCCGGACTTCAAAAGAAGCACAAGGAAGAGTTTGGGTATGAAAGTGATTCTGAAAAAGAAGCTGCTCTTGATAAAGTCTGTGACCTTTTGGATGATTACGAAGATGAAGGAACTGAGGAAAATCCAAAAAGCGGATTTGATTTATACCAACTTCTTGACAAAGAATTGGAGAAAAACGGTTTTTTATCCGGTCTGCTGAATGCAGTAGCAGAAGCACAGGCAGTGGAGAAGAATGCAACGAAGCTTCCGCAGGATCACAAAAAGAAAAATTAACTTTTCGAGAAGCTGTTTACCAAGAGATTCTTCCTTTATACCTCTCTATTGGTGTATCTAAAGAAGAATTTATGGATTCCACCCCAACAGAGTTAAAGCCTTATCTCGAAGCTGAAAAGATACGCCAAAAGAGGAAAGATGCCGAACTCTGGCAAGCGGGCATTTATGAAACATCAGCCACATTCACAGCTGTTGCAAATGCTTTAATGGGGAAAAAATCCAAGGCAGAGTATTTGAAGAAACCTTTGCTCGAATCAGCAGAGGAAGAAAAGCGTAAACAGGAAGGTATACTTTCCGAAGAAGAAAAGAAAAAACAGAGAAACGCACTTTTGGCAAGCTTGCAACTCATGCAGGCGAACTTTGAGCTTAACCATGAAAAGGGCAGGCAGGATTAACACTCTTGTCTGCCCTTTATTTTTTTGTAAAAAAGGAGGGACAAATAAAATGGCTGACAATACCATTGATACCCTTGATATACAAATTAGCAGTAGTACAGAAAAAGCAGTACGCGCACTTACTAATCTTTCAAATAAACTTACAGAAGTTAATTCCGCATTAAGCGGAGTTAATACAAACGGATTACGTAGTTGTGTAAGGGAACTTGGAAAACTAAAAGAACTTGATATAGGGAAAATGACAAGCATTGCTGATGGAATTGGAAAATTCTCAAATTCCATAAAGACAATGGGTGAAGTAGATTATAAAGGTTCTGGACTGAATGCAGTTATCAACTCAATCAACAGACTTAGCCAGGTTGATGCTAGTGGATTTGATTCTGGAAAACTTGGAGAAATAATCCATCAATTAAGCAATTTGACAGAGATTCCAGATGTATCTACCAGTGTTAATCGTTTTGTCAATTCAATGGCTAGATTAGCCAATTCCGGTGAATATATTGCAAATGTATCCGCTGAATTACCTGGGCTTGGAAGAAATCTTAAATCAATCGTAGAGAGCTTTACGAGCGTTGGCGATATATCTGAACCTGTAAATAGGTTAGTTCAGTCTATTGCACAATTGGCAAGTTCTGGAAATAGAATCGGACAAACGTCAAGCCAGCTTGGAACACTAGCAAAGGAAGTATTGTCTTTCTTCGATGTAATGAAAACTGCACCTAAAATCAGTGAGAACACCATCCGCATGACGGAAGCACTGGCAAAGTTGGCTAATGCAGGGGGAAAGGTAAATTCCGCTACAAATTCTATATCCAGTGCGTTTTCTAAATTATCATCTGCAACATCTAGCCTTGGTAATATTGTTAGTAAAACTTCTTCTATAATTGGAACCGGGGTAAAAGGCATTATTGGATGGTTTCAACGCCTTGGAAATGGTAGCTCTGGAATTAAAACTGCTTCTTTTAATCTCGGAAATTTGCTTAAAACTGCTATCGGTTTTAAGGCTATTCGTGGTCTGGCAAATTTAGGGAAAAGTGCAATTGGTTTTGGCTCTGCTATTACAGAAATCGAAAATGTTGTAGATGTTTCCTTTGGAAGCATGGCAGATGAAGCCTACAAATTTGCTTCTACGGCTAAAGAACAATTTGGATTATCCGAATTGGCAGCAAAGCAATATTCTGGAACCATGATGGCAATGATGAAATCATCTGGTGTTGCGCAAGATGCAGCTTCTAAAATGTCAATTTCTCTTGCTGGATTAGCCGGTGATATTGCATCATTTTACAACATTGATACAGATACAGCTTTTCAGAAAATACGCTCTGGAATTTCCGGGGAAATTGAGCCTTTAAGACAATTGGGCATTAATTTATCCGTTGCAAATATGGAGGCTTATGCTCTTTCAAGGGGAATTACAACATCTTATAATGCAATGTCCCAAGCTGAAAAAGTTGCTCTTCGATATAACTATTTAATGTCAGCTACAGGCGATGTGCAAGGTGATTTCGCCAGGACATCTGGCACCTGGGCGAACCAGGTTCGTTTACTCACTCTGAACTTCCAGTCGCTTTCCGCAGTAATCGGGCAAGGATTGATTGCTGGTATTCTTCCTGCTATTCAAGCTCTCAATGCGCTTATGTCAAAGCTTATGCAGGCTGCGAATGCGTTCCGCAACTTTATGTATGTATTGATGGGAAAGAAGCTGAAAGGCTCACAGAGTGGAGTTAGCGATATTGTATCTAACTTAGGTGGTATAGAAACAGCTGGTGACGATGCTTCCTCCGGGCTTGATGACGCTACATCATCTGCCAAGAAATTAAAAAAGGCACTTTCTGTATTACCATTCGACCAATTAAATCAGCTTGCCGATAATTCCGATAATTCTGGAACTGCATCTAAAAGTCTTGGTTCTGGACTTGGAGATTTGGCAGATAGTTTTGCCGGAATACAAGATTCACTGGACGAAGTTTTGACTGTTGACGAAACACCAATTAATAAATGGGCTGCTAAAATCAGAAAAGCATTTATCAATAAAGACTGGCAGGGGCTAGGCTTTACTATTGCAGATATGATAAATGTTGGAATGGAGAAAATATACGAAGTTATTAATTGGAATAATGTTGGCCCGAAAATAACCGAATTTGTAAATGCATTTACCACGGCATTCAATTCCATGGTTAGCGGTATAGATTTTGACTTAATGGGAAGATTGCTTGGAACTGGAATTAACACGGCTGTAAATACTCTAAACCTGTTGCTTGGAGAGGGAGGAATAGATTTTTCTGGAATAGGGGCAAAACTGTCTCAACTTTTAAAAGGCGCTATAAATGAAATTGACTGGACAGGACTTGGAAACTTAATCGGAAACAGTTTTATGGCATCTTGGAAAATGCTTTCTGGCTTTGTAAAGGATATGTCTAAAAAGGATGGTGCTGGAATTACCGGATGGAGTAAGCTTGGTACCGCACTTGGAAATGCCTTAAATGGTGCAATCAAAAAGATAGACATGAACACAATTGCAGACGCTCTTTCCGGTTTACTGAATGGGGCGTTTGAAAGCTTAAAATCATTTACTGAAACATTTAATTGGGATGATCTCGCAACCAAGATAAGAGATGGAATCGCTAAATTCATCAAAGACACAAATTGGAAAGAGAACGGACAGGCTCTTGGAGATTTTATTTCTCACTTGTGCACTGCATTAAAAGATTCTCTAACGAAAGACACTTTCTATGAGTTCGGACAAGGAGTTGGAACATTCCTTGGTGAATTGCCATGGGGTGAAATCCTTGGTACAGCAGCTGAACTGCTATTAACTGGTCTTACCAGTACATTAAACGGATTATTCGATGGATTAGAGGAAAAGCACCCGATAGCCGGACATATTGCAGAATGGCTTACAAAAGCATTTATTGCAGTAAAAATAGCAAATATCACAGGTATTGGAACTCTTGTTGGTTCACTTGTGGGACACATTGCAGGAAAAATAGCTGAAAAGAAAAATGCAGAAATGATTGCAGAAAAATTAGCAGATGTCCTTGGAGATGGCACAAGTGGAGCAAAAGAAGCAATAAAAGATTTAGGGGATGAAGCAGAAGCAGCAGGAAATGGCGGGTTTACTACACTTGCAGAAAAGATAAAAAATCTCGGTGATGTCGCACAAACAGCTGGTGGACAATTCCAAGGATTTTGGGGATACGCAACTAATTTGGGTGCGACTGCATTTGTCGTGGAAGGTCTTGGACAGGTAAAAAAAGCTATGGACTTTAAAGATTCCACAGCTGACGCATTCAACGATTTTGAAGTTGTTAGAAAAGCATTGAAAATCATCGAAGACCAAACTGGAGTCTCTGGCGATAAATTTATCGGACTTGGCGGTGATTTAAAAAATGTGAAAGACAATGCATTTGATTTTGATGGACAGCTCCAAACCGTAGAAACATCACTTGAAAATCTTGGAATTTCTTCCGATACATTTAAGCAAGCATTAAAACAGGCAATGGAAGAATCCGATACTTCTACAAATTCTCATGTAAGTAATATTAATGAATATATCGGTACGATGGGGACAGAATTTGATAATGCGAAATCTGCATTAGAAAGACTTTCAAATCAAGCGGTAATCACTCCAACGCAGTTTGATGAATTAAGTGCTGTCCTTCAGCAACAAGAATCATCTGGTGCAACAGCCAGAGCCGCATTCCAAGCCTTGATGGATAAAATGGCAGAGATGGGAATTGACACAGGAAAAGTTATTAAAGCTTTTTCAGAAGATGTTCCAAAATCTTCATCAACAATGAGCAAATCAGTGGAAACAGCTACGAAATCCATTTCTTCAAACTCTAAGACTGGTTTTGGAATAGCCAGTGCAGCTGTAAGCACGGCAATGGCTGGAATGAAAAAAAGCACAGAAAGCACAATGCCTTCCATTTGGTCGAAGATAAAGAACACGAATGATGATGTTGAAACCAACTCTAAAACCAATTGGGAAAATTCTGCAAGTGCTGTATCGACAGCCCTCGGAACCATGGACACCGATACAAAAGATGTAATGGGTAAAGTTATGACAACCATTCAAAGTTATTGGTCTTCCGTTCTGATCAATACAAACCAGATTTGGGAAAAAGCTTCTGGTAAAGTTGACACGGAAACTGGGAAAATGAAAACCTACACAGAATCTAATTTGTCTGGGATTTCGGATAAAATTAAAAGGCTATTTAATGTTAATCTTACATCAATTGGTCGGGAAACTGCTCAATCATTCGCTGATGGCATGAAACAAGTACATTTACCGACTCTGACTTATTATATTTCAGAGTGGAGAAAACATGATCTTGGCGGTGGAAGAACTAGTTCTACACCAGTTTACAAGCCTAATTGGTACGCCAAAGGTGGTCTTTTCAACGGTGCACAGGTAATTGGTATCGGTGAAGCCGGTTCCGAAGCCGTTCTTCCTTTGGAAAATCCACGAACCATGAAGAAGATTGCAGACAGCATTGTTTCCAGTTCGGACGGAAGCATGGGACTTACAAAAGAAGAAATGACAAAAGCAGTAGCCCAGGGAGTTGCAATGGCAATGAGCATGAACAGCGGAAATAACAATCCGCAGTACATTATGAACAGCATTATTCTGGACGGAAGCGAGATTGCAAAAGCAGTAACAAAAGCACAGAACGATACGGATAGCCGTTTCAAACCGTCCCCGGCATATTGATTTTTGACTGATTGTGTGGTATAATTTCTTCAATGAAGAAGTACACACGGTCTTGATTTTTGAGCCGCTAAGAAGAAATTAATATTTCTCGATTTTGAGGAATTTTTATCTTACTTGGCGGCTCTTTTTTATTTTATCCATCAATATAAGGAGGAATGGAGAATGTTGGTAGAAGTTATGATGATTGGAAAAGTAGAAACCAGTATTGTAACAAGCCTAGATATTGCGGAGACATTTGAGAAAGAACATAAAAGGGTTTTGCAAGATATAAGAGAACTTGAATGCAGTGAGGATTTTAGAAGGCACAATTTCGTGCAGTCCTCTTACGTCAATTGTCAAAATAAGAAACAGCCAATGTACTATGTAACCAGAGATGGATTTACACTTTTAGCTATGGGCTATACTGGCGAAAAAGCAATGAAATTCAAAGAGGGCTATATTCGGCAGTTCAATGCAATGGAAAAGCTCCTTATTGGAAAAATCAAAGAACGTGAAAAAGGAATTGCAGTAAGGCAAGCGTTTACCAAGGCAATCCAGCAATCTTCTGAAAATGAAAGAATGCACGGACATGCCTATTCTACATATACGGACGTTATTTACAAGTCCATATTTGGCAAAAACGCCAAGCAACTGAGAGATGAATTTGGAATTTCCAAGAAAGAAAGTATGAGAGATTATTTTTCAGAAGAAGAGTTGGTGAAAGTCCAGAACGCCGAAATGCTTGTAAGTGCATTGGTTGGATACGGCTGGGGATATAACGAAATTAAAGAATTTATTCTGAATAAAGGAATTAATAAAATTGCCGCATGATTTTGAATTTTTAGACAGCCCGCATTTAAAATGAGGTCTGGAAAGGTTCGATTTAAAATGGAACCTTACAATGGGGAGGGAAAGCAAAAATGTTATATAAAAATTATTGTGTAGTAAGCAAAGAAGTGCTTCATAATAGAAATATTTCCCTTGAAGCAAAGGGAATATATGCTTTAATGATGAGTGTTGGCAAAGATAATTTTAATGTAAAGGAATTATATGACCTTTCAAAAGAAAAAATAAATGTTATTGATAATGCGATAAATGAGTTAGAAAAACTCGGTTACGTAACTCTTGAAAAATAATTCGGTAAATTCAGTGGACTAGGTTGGCCGCCGAAAAGCGTAAACCTTGATACGCCTGTCCACTGTTTTTATAAATCAAGGATTCTGGCACAATACGGAGAGTGCCTACGACCAACAAGGAGGTTATCTAATATGAATTCTGAAATCAGAGAAGTATCACAAGAAGAAATAAAAGCAAGAGTAGCGTTTCTTTCATCCGCGAAATGTAATCATACACCACACAAATATATTGATATTGCTGGTGGATTGATTGAGGGTACGCTATTATCAAGAATTTTATATTGGTTTTCTGAGGATAAAAATAAAAGAAGAAAAGTGCGCATTTTTAAAGACGGCCATTATTGGATTGCAAAGCAGAGAAAAGATTGGCAAGAAGAAATTAGAATTACCGAACGCCAATATGATAAGGCAATTAAAGAACTGAAAAATAGAGGGTTTGTTGAACTCGCAAAATACAAGTTTAATTCCATGCCTACAGTACATATTCGCCCATTGTGGGAAAATATCAATAAGGCTGTTGCTGTTTGGGAAAGTGAACTTGAAAAAGAAATTGTTTCTGAATTTCAAAATGAAGCAAACGGGAATAACGAAAAATGTAATTCCCAAGGGAATGACGAAAAATGTAATTCGGGAATTACAGAAGGAAGCACTCCTTTAACATTACCTACTGGCAATGATTATCATAATAACAATGATTACTTTCAAGAGAAAACAGAACCAGACTTTATTGATAATAAAGAAAAAAAGACTTTATCTTATACAGATAAAGATAATCAGACTTCTGCTCCTAATAATTATAATAAATTAAATTTATATAATATACCTCCTAGAACCAAGGAGCAGAAAGCCAACCGATATAATTCTAGGAACCAATCATCTCTCTTGAATTATAAAGACGAGGATGTTGAAAACTTGGTAACTGAAATATACGAAAGCATTTACGGAGCCAAAGAGAATATTTTTGAAGACCACGACATTTGCCTGTCTATATTCTTGATTACAGAGTTTTTCAAGAAATATCAAAAGTACCGTGAAGAGAAACATCCAATGGTTACGCCAAGCCAAGCCGAAAATATTCTGAAAATGGTACGCAATCCAGATACAGATATGGCAAAAGATGATTTAGTAGACGATAAAGAAGAACCACTGTTCTACCTTGACATGATGGAGGAACATTTTAAGACAAATTGGGGAAAAAGAAACGGTGGAGATTTTGATTATAGAATCATGTTATTCTTTAAGGACACCACACAAAATATGCTATATCAAAGAGTGAAACAAAAAAGGGAGGACACACTATGAAAAGAATCAAAGCACTACTGGCAACCATTATCTGTATTTGCATTATCACAGGGCTAACAGGCTGTGCAGCGAATGACGATTACATGAATGACGTGAAAGGAAATCTTTCTGGAAACAGCTACACAATCTATACCTACGATAACTACGGCAAAAAGGTTATGACCACCACTGGGGACAAGATTAATATTTCCGGGAATAAAACGAAATCTAAGGGCTACGATAGCGAGGGTAACGAAACAACCAGCTATGACGTATCTTCCGTTATTACAATTCTGATTGACGGTAAAGAAATTGAAAGCTGTGGTGATACTTGTATTTTTGAGCAAAAAGGATTGGAGCCGGAGGTTGATTTTACCCAGGAAGATATTACCAGTCATTCAACCGGGAAGATTTCAGAGAACGCATACATAGCCGGGATTCTAAATTATTATAAAAATTATTTCGGAAAATCTAGGGTTGTAGTAATTAAATCCCAACTTGGACAGCCGATAGCCGCATATTCTGGTGACGAGGTGTTCTGGAAAATCCCGGACGATCTACCTAAAATGACAAAGTTAATGATTGACGGAAAAGCTCTTTATATCCACAGGGCAAACTTCCAGATTATTGACAAAGAATTACTGCGATAAAATAACCAAATCCATTTCAAAACTTCTCACCCGATAAAATATAGTCACAAGCCAAGAAAATTGATTTTTGAGCAAAGAAATTAATTAATTGTGGAGAATTAAAACATATGAGCAAAATAGGAACAGAACTTCCAACAGAATATTCAGACCGTTTTGATAAATTGCGCCAAAATCGGGCTGAGATGAGTTTTTACAAATATGGCACAGCAAAGGATAACTTCGGGGAGAAGTTGGTAAACGCCTTGGAATCCCACGATATGTGCATCAAAAAGTATCGCGAGACAGGGAACACAGAATATCTTTGCGATGCAGCTAATTATTTGATGTTTGAATTTATGTACCCTCAGATTACAGGTGCATACTTTAAGGCAACAGACAGCGGAGAAAGTGCCGGGGTTGCCGGAACACCGATTAATCAGCTAAAGGAGAAGTGGTATTGATGGACTTTAAGCAGACTTACTTTTCAATCTGGCAGGAAATATGGAATCTCCACAAGAAGTATGCCTTTATCTCAAAGGATGATATTCCACAGTGGGAAAATCTCACCGTGGAAGCAAGCCGGATTCACGATAAATACTCCGATTCGGTTGGCGCAAAATTTGCCGAAGCTCTTTTGTTTGCCGTAACTGCGGAAATTGATAGAAAAGCGAAATAAGGCTTTCAGAATGCGTCCCAAAGTGGTACAATATGGGTATCAATTATTGGGAGGTATGAGTGTATGAAGAAAGTGAAAAAGTTACTATCGGTTCTGGCAGTCATGCTATTGATTGTCTGTATGGCAGTTCCAGTATCTGCGGCAGGGAAGATTAGTAAGAATAAGGCAACGTTACTTACTGGACAAACCTTGAAACTGAAATTGTCTGGAACAAAAGGAAAGACAAAATGGACTTCCAGCAAGAAATCTGTGGCAACGGTAAGTGGTTCTGGGAAAGTAACAGCCAAGAAATCGGGTTCTGCTACAATCACTGCAAAAGTGGGTAAAAAGAAGTATACTTGCAAAGTAACTGTGGAATCTCCAAAACTTAGCAAGAAAAGCCTTATTTTAAAAGTTGGAAAGACAAGTACCATAAAAGTAAAAGGAACTAAGCAGACTGTAAAATGGAAATCATCAAAGAAAAGCGTTGCGACCGTAAAAAATGGAAAAATTACTGCGAAAAAGGCAGGAACCGCCAATATTACAGCAACCATTCTTGGAAAGAAATTTACCTGTAAAGTTACTGTGAAAAAGCCTTCTAATGGTGGATTTGGCGGTAATACGAGTACTTCAAAAAACAATGTAACGTATCACGCAGAAGCAACGCCAAGGGGAGAAGTTATAATTCTTCAAAATAATTACAATTATGCGGTTGCGGTTGACATTAGTTGTGCCTTTTGTTTGAATGGACAAATAGTTTCAGTAAGTAATCAGTATGATACGTGTGTAATTGAGCCAGGGATGAAATATGCTACATTAATGACAAATTATGGAAGTCAATGGGATTCTGTAAAAATTAATTTAAAAACAGAAAATGTATCATATTTTGATTTTAATGCAAAGAATATTACGTATACATCAAATTTAGGAACAGAGGGTGTTGTTTTAACAGTTAAGAATAACGGAAAAAACAATCGTGGAACCCATATGGCAGTTGTATACTATAAAAATAATAGAATAATTGGATGTGACGATGGTTTGTTTGCTAATGTTCAAAGAAAAGGAAGTGTTGATTACTTACAATCATATTTTCCAACTGATTTAAATTATAATACAATAATTCCAGATCGTTATGAAGTATACGTAAATATGTCATACGATGTTCGTGATATGCCAGCACCAGAATGGTAAATAGGAATTAGGCTAGGGAGAAATCCCTAGCCTTTTATAATCCGTTGGTGGAACCATTTCCGTATACACTTGCTTCGGTATCACTATTCGATTGACTGATTGTATCATCGGCAGTTTTTAATAATTCATCTCCTTTTTGCCAGGCATAAGAAATATATATTTTGTTATTTTCTAAATCATCATCATAATCTGATAAATCATATGCCCGAAGAACTAAAGAAGTATTGTTAGCACCATACCACCATGTATAAATATTTTTTATTCCCCATTGAGTAGTATCGCTCTCTGTTTTATCAGGATTACCATAGACAGATGAAAGTTTTTCAAGTAAATCAGAATACATAGAGTCTATATCTTGCGGTTCAAATTCATATTGTGCACCATATAACAAAGTGTTACTATCATCAAAATCTATTTTATTTTCATTAATGCTATAAGAATAGTAAAAATTCAAGTAAGGAGTAGAATATCCAGCTACATCTACATCTGCAATATCTAATGGCTGAGCATAAAGGCAAATTTTACCATCATAAACATTGGAATCGTCAGACATGCCAGTTAATATTTCTTTTGTACTCATTGCATTTATCCCATCTAATTGCATGCCATAAAGACACTGATCTGGAAACAAATCCTTTGTATCTGAGAAAGAAGTTCCCCACGGAATATCCCTAAAAAGAATTTCTTTATCTGTTTTAGCGAACACAGGCGTAACACTTGAAAAAATGGATGTTAAAGCCAAAACCATAACAAATTTTCTTTTCATGTAAAATCCCCCTCTTTAATGTGATACACATATTTTACCACTCCAAAACGGATAGTGGAATAAGAAATTTGAAAAAATTTAAAATAATGCTTGATTTAGTTGCTACAAAGTGATATATTAAGTATATGCAAAATGTAGCAACAATTTGAAAGGAGGTTTTAATATGTCACCAATAAAGGGGCAAAAAATCAAAGACAATCCAAAGGACTTTATGCTGAGAACGAGGATTGACAAGGAAACATTGGAAAAATTGGATTACTTGGTTAAAAAAGAAGGGAGTGACAGGTCGAAAGTAATTAGAAAAGGGATTGAAATTCAGTACGAAAATGAAACAAAATAAGCGGTTGCCACCCTAGGAAAGTTACAACCGCTTAACACACAAACCGCAAAGGATTTGTTGAATCTATCATACCATTTCCTTTGCGGTAATTCAATATCTGAAAGGAGATTTTTATATGGCAGATTTAAAAGTTATTGAAAATGAATTAGTTCCTGTGTATGAGACAAGTACAGGTGAAAAAGTAGTATATGGTTCAGAATTATATGAGTGCCTTGGTAGTAAGCGCCAGTATACAGATTGGATAAAAACACGTCTGAAAGAGTGTGACGCAATAGAAAATGAGGATTATCAGAGTTTTTCACAAAATAATGAAAAACCTATGGGCGGTAGACCGAAATTAGAATACCTCATCAAACTTGACACCGCCAAAGAAATGGCAATGCTTGAGCGCAACGACAAAGGGAAACAGGTTCGCAAGTATTTCATCCAAGTGGAAGAGAAATACAAGCAGACAGCAATCAACATTAATCAGCTGTCCCCCGAACTGCAAATGTTTAACCAGATTTTCCAACAGGTAGCCAAGACTGAACTGGAACAGAAGAAACTTGCGGAACGTGCCGACCAACAAGAGAAGAACATGAAAACCATCATTGATACCTTTAAGGGAACGGATTCCGATGTTGGAACAGAGAAGTGGGTAAACAGATGTATTTCAAAGATTGCCGAGAGTGATGATTTCTCTTACTCATTCGGAAATAAATATGCCGCCGCCAGAAACGAAAGCTACCGCAGATTATCTGACAGAGCTGGTTGCCGATTGGATCAGCAACTTAGAAATGCGATTTCCAGAGCCGAGGAAAGAGGATGCACCAAGGCGCAGACCAACCAGATTAACAAACTGTCCGTGATTATGCAGAATAAGCGGCTGAAAGATATTTACGTTAGCGTGATTAAAGAAATGATGATTGCATATAGAGTAGAAATCGCATAATTAGAATTTTGCAGGGATACACAGGAGGAAAATAAAATGACAGAAAATATGGATAGAGAAGACACAATGTTCGAAGTAGAGGACACTATTGATAAAATCAAGTTTCTTGTGGATGATTTCATGGAACAGTATGGATTTAACAGCACAGAAGAGATGGACGAAAAGAAAAGCCTTTCCTTTGCATATAACAAGCAATTTATGACAATGAAACTGTTGATTTTGAGCGATTATGCCAATAAAGCAAGACAGAAATTTAAGGCTCTTGAATCTATGGAGCAGAAAGCGTGATCGTATGGCAAATAGAATCCAGTTCAATGACTTTCAGAAAAAGAGTGTGTACGCCAAGTGCAACGGAAAATGTGCGATATGCGGTAAGCCAGTCAAATTCAAGAAAATGACAATCGACCACATTATGCCGTTGTCTCGTGGCGGCACCAATGATATTAAGAATCTGCAACTGGCGTGTAAGCGCTGCAACAGCATGAAGAGCAACATGACGATGGATGATATGATGGGGCAGATTTCCGAGATTTTGAAGTATAACCGCAAACAGAAGTTGATTAGAGTGTTAGGAGGAATTGTGGAATGAATTATAAAGAGGAACTTATTGAGATGGTTGAAAAAATGCACAATATAACTTTTATTGCAATGATTCATGCATTTGCACACACTCTTTTTGAGAAAGAAAAGAATTTTAAATGATACCGAAGTATACTGAATGATACGTTCACCGTATGTTATACTATAAAATCATAATAAGCAATTTTTAAAGCGTTTACCTTTCGGGGTAGGCGCTTTTTTGTTGCCAAAAAATAAATCATAAAGGAGATATGAATTTATGCTGGTAGAAATCGTTGGAAAAAGATACGAAGAGAAACTTATTACAACAAGTCTGAAAGTTGCAGAGGTTTTTGAGAAAGAACATAAGAATGTTCTACAATCAATTGAAAATCTCGTGGCTGATAATTCAGCCGCCAAATTTTTTCAACTTACAACATATAAGAACCGTGGAAAAGAATATCCAATGTACGAAATGGATAGAGATGGTTTTTCCTTGCTCGTAATGGGCTTTACTGGTGAAAAAGCCTTACAATGGAAAATTAAGTATATTGAAGCCTTCAACAAGATGGAAAGCGAGTTAAAACGCTTATATACAGAACGCCAGCAATGGCAAATTGAACGTGACAAGGGTGTTGTTATTCGGCATATCCTCACAGATACAATTAAGATGAAAATAACGGAAAGCCAAAATAAAAGATTTGCTTATCCAAATTACACAAATTTAATTTATCGTAATTTATTCGGAAAAACAGCCAAAGAGCTTGAAAGTGATTATGGGGTAAAAGCAAAAGAAAATCTTAGAGATTTCTTCACAGGTGATGACTTAGCAAAAGTACAAAATATGGAAATGCTTGTAAGCAGCCTTATTAATTGCGGATGGGGATATCAGCAAATCAAAGAATTTGTTCAAAGAGAAGCAACAAAAATGATTGCTTGAGGGTTTACATATGGCAGAAGTATTTTTAAAAGTGGATGGGGTAGCATTGCCCTGTCCTTCTTCTTTTACATGGGGATTACAGGATATATCGGCATCAGAATCCGGCAGAACAGACGATACGACCATGCACAAAAACAGAGTTGGACAGAAACGAAAGCTGTCTGTAGGTTGGAATGGCCCAGATTGGGACACTGCTTGCAAAATTATACAGGCAGTAAATCCAGAGTACATACAGGTCACATATCCAGACTTGCTGTCTGCGAATAAGCACGAAACCAGAACATTCTATGTTGGTGACAGGGAATCCCCTTTTAAGTGCTGGTGGATAGGAAATGAGCGCATGGAAGGACTTAGTTTTGATTTTATCGAGAGGTAAGATATGCGAAATTTATCAACGGAATTTAAAGAACAACAGAATAGTGGGAACCGCAACTATCTGAAATATGCAGATTTTACCTTCACAGACGGAAGCACATTATCCATTGCCGACAAAGATTTATGGTCTAATGGCTTCAAGTTTGAGGATGCAGTATCGCAAAGTGGTTCTTTTGATATCGGCGCAGCTATCGTAAATAAGCTGACATTGCAGATCAACAACTTTTCTGGCAAATACACAGACTACATCTGGGACGGAGCGAGAGTTGTTTGCTATATTGGGCTTGAATTATCTACTGGCATTGAAAAAATCCGTATCTGTACCATGACAGTAACAGATGCGCCATATCAAAACACAGCGATAATCAGTTTGGCTTGCGAAGATTCCATGCGATTATTTGATCGTGATTATTCAGATAGTAAGTTGTCTTATCCGGCAACTAGATTACAGATCATACAGGATGCTTGCGAGGTCTGCGGCGTTACATTACAATCTACAAGGTTTGATAATGATGATTTCGTAATTCAGAATCGACCAGATGATAGCAGTATTACCTTCAGACAGGTAATTGCATGGATAGCACAGATGGGCTGTCAGTGGGCGAAAAGTGACGAATACGGAAGGCTTTGCCTTGGATGGTATGAGCGTGAAGTACCGGATAAATTTTACAATTTGGTTGAAACGCCATGGAAAGATACTGATGGGAACGACATTCTTGACACAAAAGGCGCACAGATTATCACTATTATGCAAAAGGGCATTACAGCTATAGATACGAATGAATTCACACCATGGCTGTACGATATCGAAATAACAGGTGTAAAAGTTACAGAATACGTTGAAAATTCTTCTCAAAATGAAGCGAAAACATATCAGTCGGGGGAATCTGGCTATGTTATCGAAATTAGTGATAATAAGCTAATTCAAGAAGGCTCTGGCGAGAAAATCTGTCAAATTATCGCAGACAGGTGCGTGGGGCTGAAATTCAGACCGTTTACCACAGGCGCATTGACCAATATTGCATGGGAAGCTGGTGACACCATTGAGATTTCCGACAGAAATGGGAAACAGTACAAGAGCTTCCTAACTTCTGTTGCTTTGAATCCAGGTGCATTTGAGCAACTTGAATGTAGTGCTAAGAGCGTATCTAGGAATAAGCAGAAACAATATAGCCTTAATCAACAAGTACAGGCAGAAAACAAAAAGAACTTAAAAGATGAACGTACCGCAAGAGAAAAGGCACTGGAAGAATTATCACAGCGCCTTGCGGAATCTTCTGGAACATACACGACAGTAGAAACACAGCCGGACGGAAGCAACATCTATTATCTTCATAACAAGCCGCAACTGTCCGATTCTGATATTGTTTGGAAAATGACTGCGGAAGCGTGGGCTGTTTCTACAGATGGTGGACAACATTGGAATGGCGGAATGACTGTTGATGGTGATGTGATTGCCAGAATTCTTACTGCTACAGGTGTTAATGCTGACTGGATTAACACGGGAACCATTAAGGCTATTGATAAAGATGGAAACACAACTTTCCTGGTTGATGTAACAACAGGAAGGGTTGTTATTAATGCGGATTCCGTACAAGTTAAGGGAAAAGATGTTAATGCAATTGCAAAGGAAAAAGCAGAAACAGAAGTAAATAATTTTATCAGTAACACATATACAAGTGATATCAATAATTTGCAGTCTCAAATTGACGGACAGATTGAGACTTTTTTTTATGACTATGAACCAACCTTACAGAATATCCCGGCTTCTGGATGGACTACAAACGAAGAACGAAAGAAACATGAGGGTGACTTATTTTACTGGAAATCCAAGGGATATGCGTACCGTTTTATGCAAGATGGGGCAACTTGGAAATGGCAATTGGTACAAGATACCGATATAACGTTAGCACTTGCCGCCGCAGAAAAAGCACAGGACACAGCAGATCATAAGCGTAGAGTATTCGTAGTTCAGCCAGAACCGCCTTACGATATTGGGGACTTATGGACACAAGGCTCTAATGGTGATTTGATGAGATGTAAAGTTGCCAGAGCAAGCGGTTCTTATGATTCTTCCGATTGGGAAAAAGCTTCAAAATACACAGATGATAGTTCGTTAGATTTATTTATCAATGGTGTTTTTAAAGATTCTCTTAATTCTTTAAAAACACAGATTGATGGAAAGATTGAGACTTGGTATCAGCCAAACGATCCATCTGTAAAATGGACAAAAACAGAGGAATATCCATGGTGTGATATTGACGGAAACAAGATTCTGGATGAATCCGGGAATGAAATTGTTTTGGTATGGGAATCTGAGAAGGCAGAGCATGAAGGCGATCTTTGGCATAATACCACGGATAACACCCAGTGGATATACAAATCTGGCATCTGGCAACCACAGTCCATACCAAATGAATTGTTGGACAAGATAGACGGTAAATCATCTGTTTACATGATTCAGCCAACACCACCATATTACGAAGGTGACTTGTGGGTAACGACCAATAGTGAAGGAAAGGCTTCTCTCAAAACTTCTTTTGTAAATCGTATTAATGGTGACTTTACTGCATCCGATTGGATTGACTTCAAGTACGCAGACAAAGACGATATCAAAAATGCAATTGATAATTACGATACCAGTCTTGGACAGGATGAAGTGTTCAATAAACTCACAAAAGGCGGGACAGAACAGGGAATCTACATCGAGGACGGAAAAGTATATATCAATGCAAAATATATTCTGGCTGGATTGCTTGCCGGTGAGAGAATTAATGGTCGTGGGCTAAAAGTCATTAATGATGACAAGAACGTAACCTTAGAAATCGACAGCAAAGGAAACGTCATCCTAGCTCCAAAAACTTTTTCCTTACAAGGCAAAACAGTAAAGGAAATTGCAGATTCTTCTGCCAGCACCGCAGTTTCTGGACAGACACAAGCCGATATTTTCAGCAAACTTACCAATGGTGGCAAGGCACAGGGAATTTATTTAGATGAAAAAGGAAATCTCTATGTAAATGGAGAATACGTGCAAGCCAAAGGAATTAGGGTTGTTGATAGTAATGGAAAGACCACTTTTGCCATTGACAAAGAGACTGGTGCAGTAACAATAGCAGCTTCCAGTTTTGCACTTGGGGATAAGAGCATTGCAAGTATTGCAAGTGAGGAAGCACAAAAGAAGATTGATGCATTGCCAAAAGATACGGACAATCTTTTAAATGGGTATCTTCTTACAAAATCAGATGTAGAAACATATTGGGATTATAGCGGAAGTATTAATTATGATGTGATAAATCCTAATAAAAGTCGTGATGGTGCAGTTGCTATTACAGCGAATGGCTCTGATTGCTATTTGAGCGCAAAGAGAAGTAATAACCAGGTTGTACGATTGCCTGGAACATATCAAGTGTCAGTCTGGCTAAAAGCAACTCAAAACATGAAAATAAAAGTGTCGCTAAATAGAGTAGCACAAGATGTAAGCGTCACTACAGAGTGGAAAAAATATGAATTTTTGCAAAACGTTACAACGATAAGTTCAAATTATCAATTATTTACAATCGGTGGATTCAACAGTTTTACAAGCGGTACTTTGGGAGTTTATCGCCCGGAAGTAACTGTGGCAGTAAGTAGTGAACATGTATTGAACTTGCTCACAGATAATGGGGCAAAGCAAGGAATATACATGTATAATAACAACCTTTATGTAAATGGACAATTTATTAAAGCACTAAGTATAGCCGCTGACGCTTTGAAGGCTGGTGCTGTTACCACTGAAAAATTAAACGCAAAAGCGGTCACGGCAGAAAAAATGTCCGTGCAGGAACTTGCAGCAGTTGGAGCAACAATTGCAGGTTTTATTATCAGTAGTGACAGAATAAAAAGAACACTGTCTGGCAATACATTAGATATATTCGCAGGAAATGAATACAATCCTCCTAGTTTACTTTCACAAAATTCAACAGGCGATTTCGTGAAATACTCTGGAAATGGGGTGCAATCGAGCACACCTGCGTCATTGACTTTAGTTCTGGGAGATACAACCTCTAAAAACGGATGGACATCTGGAGCAAAACATTATTTGGGAAGAACTCAATTTAATGAAGAGGTGAAAGTAGTTGGAAACTTCTCCGTCACAGGAACTAAATCCGTTATAGCCAAAACCGAAAACTACGGCAACCAACTATTCTATTGTTATGAAACCCCAACCCCAACTCTTGGAGATTTTGGAGGTGGAATAATTGGGAAAGACGGAATGGCAATCATCTCAATTGATGATATATTCCAGGAATCTACAGAAACAGAAATTGAATACTATGTATTCCTTCAAAATGAGGGAGAAGGGCAGTCTTGGGTATCTGAAAAGTCAGATACCTATTTTGTTGTCAAGGGAACCCCAGGACTTCGGTTTGCATGGGAACTAAAAGCTAAACAGAAGAACAAAGAGTATATCCGTTTCAATGCCGGAAAAGAAGACCGAGAAGTGAATTTTGAGACAGTCAACCTTGAAAATGTAATGTTCGAAGAACGTGAAAAAATTATACAAGAAATGGAAGGAGAATTATTATGAGCGTGATTAAAAAGCTTACATCATTTATGAAACTGTCAACAGGAGAGGGCGATAGAATCGCCTTTACCTACTCAACAATTGATACCGAAAGTGGAAAGGTTTTGAGCCAGAATGAGAAAGGAAATTTTCTTATTTTTGACGATGGGCTTTCGGCAAATATTAAGGCGATTGAAGACTATATCAATAAAAATCAATTGAATTAAAGGAGGGCAACCGCATGCCAAAATGGACTGAATACACATCAAAAGATACGTTAGCGGATAATGACGAAGTAATGTTGTATGATGCAACTGCGAGAGCGAACAAGCGCGGATTAATGAGCAAGTTTTGGGATTATGTCGTTGATAAAATGGCAACGGCTGTGATCTCGAAATTGGAGACAAATAATAAGACAATCATCGGGGCAATAAATGCACTAAATAGTGACTCATTAAAATCTGTCGTTATGAGCATAGATGGAATTCAAATAAAAAACTTAGATCCAGGATTTGGATACTATTCTAATCCTATAAAAGTTAATATCCCAGAAGGAGCAACCATTGTAGCGGTATTTCTACATGTAGGGTTTAGTGCTGGAGTAATGATTTCTTCTGTAAATAAGAATTATTTTACTTTATCATGTAACAATTCTTGTGTGCTGCCAGCAAACAGGAATGTCATAATTTGGTATATATAACGACTTGCCATTTAGCGCATTGATTTCGCTAATGATTTCACTATAGAGTTTATTGGAGAAACAAGAAAAAAATAACAAAACACTACCAAACATAAAATGAATATGCTATAATCAGCATATCAAAATCGGAACAACAAAAAGGGAGCTGAGTTCCCGTCTACCAAACAAAAAACTCAGCTCCAGCACCACAAAGGGTACAAAGATATTATAGCATAGTACCTTCCCTTTGCGGCAACAACAGCCATGATTCCGTGAAGTTTAATCATGGTAGGTATATTGTATAAAAAGTTTATGTTAAAGAGCATCCCATTTGGGGTGCTTTTTATTATGCGCTTTTTTAACCTCAATAATGAAAGGAGACCACACATGAATATTAACACCTCATTAATCAGCAACAACAACAGCTACGCAGGACAAACACCTCGGTATATTGTCATCCATAATACAGATAATATAGCCAAAACAGCAGATGCCAAAGCACACGCCACTGCACAACATAATGGCAATTTTCATGGCTATTCAGCCCATGTATTCGTTGACGATAAGTCAGCATACCAAGCCTTGCCGTACAATCGTGGAGCATGGCATGTTGGGGTAGATTACGGCGGTAAACTTTTTGGAACTGTAAATAATCATAATTCCATCGGAATTGAAATGTGTATGAATGCCGGATATAACTACGAAAAAGCATACCAGAATACCGTTGATGTATGCAAGCAATTGATGAAAAAGTACAATATCCCGGCATTCCGAGTAGTGCAGCATTACGATGTGTGCGCTAAGAATTGTCCATCCGTTATCCGTAAAAATGGTGACTGGGATAGATTCAAGAAGCTCATTTCCAGTGAAACCGTGACAGCGCCAACCACAAAGCCGACTGTAAAGGTTGATAAGTATTACCGCATCCGTAAGACCTGGAAGAATTCCAAGAGCCAGATTGGAGCGTACAAATCACTGGAAAATGCGAAGAAGTCTTGCAAAGCCGGTTACTCTGTTTTTGACTGGAATGGAAAAGCAGTGTATTCTGTAACAGCAAAGAAAAGTGTAGACAATGTTGCAAAAGAGGTAATCAACGGCGAATGGGGAAATGGACAAGATAGACGAGACCGCCTGGAAGCTGCTGGCTACAACTACGCAGAAGTGCAGAAAAAAGTCAATGAATTACTGAAATAATAATACTCCCGGGGTTTTCCCGGGAGCTATTTAAATGTCGTATATTCCTCAAATTCGTTTCTTATTTTTGCATAATCTTTTCTTCTGATCGGCACTGTATTTCCAGAAAACATAAGGAACGAAGTGTTTATTTCTTTTACCTCATCCATGTTTATTATGTAGCTCTGGTGACACCTCAAAAATCTGGAATCCAGTAATTCTTCAATATCGGATAGTTTACATCGTTCCGTATAAACTATACCGCAAGTGCAGTGGATAATGATGTATTTGTTTCGGCTCTCAATATATTCTATATTTTGAAACTCCACCCGATGAATAAAGTCTTTTCCTTTTATCATAAGAGTGCTTTTGCTGATATGTTCCAGAGCATGATTGAAAGCAGTATACATTCTGCCGTTTTCAGATCCTTTTATAATATAGTGTACCGGGAGTATATCAAGAGCTTCAAAAACATACTCTTTATGGGCTGTCCAGAAAATAATATTTCCGTTATATCCGCTGGATCTCAATTCCTTTGCAACTTCAATTCCATTTTCTTCTCTCAAAACGATATCCAAAACCACAATATCATACCACTCGCCATCTGCCACATCATCAATAAGCGGCTGCCCTTTATCATACGGAGTAATCAATGCTTTTATATCACCATTTCGTTTGAGAAAATTATTAATCCGATGCATAAATATACCAATCTGGATTTCGTTATCATCACATATTGCAATTCGCATTCAAATCATCCCTTTTCATGTAAAATTCGCCACCAGAGGTGCTAATTTCGCCATTTCCTGTGTAATTGTATATTTTTTGATACAATGTTATTGTAATACATTAAGATGATAGTGTAAAGGGGGTGGATTCATGGAGAAACATAAAAAAATCATAATTGTGTTTATACTGATATTCGTGCATGTGCTCTTGATTCAATATGTTTACTTCTGCCCGGAGCGTAGTATTATCTTTGGGAGGGGTAAAACTATCGCAAAAATGGTGACGGAAATCAAAAGCAATCCAAATGAGCACAAAAAATCCCTCGATTCCAGAAGCCCAGCCCCTTTATTTCTATCTACATATATAACGAATGAAAAGTACCAAAATCACAATATCTATACTGAAAAAATCATAATTTGCAATAATATCGAGGAAAAGCAACTTGCTAGGAAGGATTTAAGTGGAGATGATTCCGTCCCATTATATGGTTGCGAAAACATGATGTAATTTAATAAGCAGGAACAAATGTTTGGAATATTTTGGAGGGATTTACGTGGATTACAAGAAAAATGATGATATTAATTACAAAGAGGAAATTAAAAAACTTTTAGAAGAGGTGAAAGACCCTTACACGCTTAAACGTGTTTATAAGCTTCTTGAATATCTTTATATAAAAGAAATGACCGGGGATTAACCCCGGCCTTTCTTTAATTCTTTTCCAATTCATTTAGAATGTTTTCAATTTGTTTCCAGTGATCTTCACTGAGCTTCGCAAATTTTACCAAAACACTTTTAGCAAATTCGTTATCGCCCTTCATTACTGAATCTACAATAGCCTGCGCATCACTATTGTCAGATTCCTGTTCACCTTTTTCTTCTGTTAGCCACAGATAGTTTGTGTGATACTCCTTACAGATTAAAGTAATAGTCTGATTGGAAGGAGTATTTTCACCACTTTCAATCTTGCTTACAGCAGATCTGGAAATCTTAATTTTTTCGGCAAATTTAGTTTGGCTATCACCGTATTTTTCACGAACAAACCGAATTCTTTCCGCTAATGTCATTTTCTCACCTCCTAAAAATAATATATCATATTTTGTACATTTAGTCAACAAAAAGTTATTGACAATGTGCATTAAGTGTGGTATATTGTGTACATCAGATGAACAAATAGGAGGTGATTGAATGTCAGAGGAAAAGAAAGAGCTTATCAGAAACGTAACTGAACGAATTGATAAGTTACCAGATGATAAGAAAAACTATCTTCTTGGATATATGAATGGTGTCATTGACACTACAGAAAACAGCATTGACAAGAAGGAAAGCTCATAAGGAGGTTGGAAGATGAGTGGTACATATAACGTTCTTTGCGCTATTTTGAAAGAGCTCCAAGCTATTCATAATATCCTGGAGCCCTCTAAAAAGAAACGTATTTTTGAAACTAATATTGATGGGAAAAGCATTTCAAAATGCGTTTCTGATGGAATTACTTCTGCTGTTCAGAAATCCATTCGTGATACTGACGTAGAAGATTAACGGCAATCGAGGTAGATAATCCAGTAATGGCAGTTACAAAATTATCTGTATTTTCAATCGTGCTAACTGTTGGGGTGATTAGTTTTTCCATGTCAACAGTTTTTAAAAAATCATCAAAGCTTTTCAAATTAACACCTCCTTCCTAAAGGAGATTATATCACAGAAAGGAGACTAATGAACGAATTAATACCAATTAATTATGAAGGCGAACAGCCTACTGTATCAGCAAGAGAGTTGCACACAGGACTTGAAATTACAGATAGATTTTCAAGATGGTTTGAAAGAATGTCTGCATATGGTTTCTCAGAAGGAAATGATTTTACAAGCGTGAAAAGTTCCACACTTGTAAATAATGGGGCAGAAAGAGAAATTACTGACTATCGAATTTCTATAGATATGGCAAAACAGATTTGTATGATTCAGCGTTCAGAAAAAGGCAGACAATACCGACAATACTTTTTAGACCTCGAGAAAGCCTGGAACACGCCAGAGCAGATATTTGCCAGAGCTTTAAAAATGGCAGACCAGACCATAGCGAAGCTGAAAGACACAAATAAGTCTCTTGTGGAGAAAATTGAAGCCGACAGACCAAAGACAATTTTTGCCGATGCAGTGTCAACCAGCCACACTTCAATCCTTATTGGAGACCTCGCAAAGTTGATTTGCCAGAATGGTGTACAGACAGGACAGAAGAGATTGTTCCAGTGGATGCGAGACAATGGTTATCTGATGAAGTCTGGTGCAAGTTACAATATGCCAATGCAGAGATACATTGAACAAGGGCTATTTGAAGTTAAGGAATCCAGTGTTCAGAATCCAGACGGAAGTGTCAGAGTAACGAGAACCACAAAAGTTACCGGAAAAGGACAACTGTATTTTATCAATAAGTTTCTTGGGAATGAAATAGCAAGTTAAGGAGGTGGACGTAAGATGTTAGCAGATGATTACGTTTCTGAAAGGTTATCCGATTATGATTCCAAAATATATCAGTTATATCGCCACAAAAACGGACAGAAGGCAAGCGACCTTGTAGAAAAAGTGAAAAATGAAATTGCCGAATGCGGTCTGTCCGCTACTGAAGCGAAAGGCTTTTTAGAGTACATGAAGATTGTTATTGACGCTCAGTCACATCTTCCCATTCAGAAATAACGGAAGTTTTTATGGTTTCTACTCCGGGAACATTACCATCATCAATCTCATTTGCGGCATGAAGCATTGAAATTATTTTATGAGAATAAGGATGTTCCTTTCCGCAATTCGGGCACACAATCTTTTCTGTACTTATTCTTTCACTTATATAGTAATCGCAATTACAAGTACAGGAAACTTTTAATTTGAGAAACATTTTAACACACCTCCTTTCTGAACACATTATACCATTCAGATGGAGAGAATAAAAGAAAATAGGGAGGAAAAACAACATGATTAAATTTGAAAATGGATTAGTCAAAATTTCTGGTAAAGGGATTGATATTCTTTCAGAGTATGCAGTTATCACCTATGAAATTAAAGAGATGTTCGTAAAAAATGGTGGAGAAGAGAAAGAAGTAAAAGAGCAGCTTAGACATTCGTTCGAGCATGGCCTTATGAACGAGGAAGAACTTAATAAAGAAATCAAGGAAACTTCCAAACAGATAGATGCAATTATTCCGATTGTGTCGCTTCTGGGAGAAATGCTTAAAACATTCGGAGCAAAAGATAAGGAGGACTAATCATGGGAGAAACTAAGAGCACAGATTATATTCCAGAGAACGCCAATGAAGAATATGCACTTCTGGTTGGAAGATTAAAGGCATTTGAAGCTTGGGCGAATAGCGTGAAAGATTATGATTTCACAAAGGACATGGCATTCAGAATGCTTGGGCTTGATGTAGAAAAACAAACAAAAGCAGATTAAGTGTCCTGGAAGGTGCTGTCACACCAACCAGGACGGTATCTAACTAAGAATGAGTTAGTTAAATACAGGATTATTATAACACAACCTCCTGTATTTGACAAACAAAAATATAACAGGAGGATTTTTTATGCGAAAAAATTGCGAAAATCAGCCACTTTCCAGCGAAATCATTTCTGATCTGGAAGAAAAGTTGATGGCAAGAAATATAATTATCGCTATTCTGGCAGCTGCACTTGCAGTAACCACATCCAGAAGAAAGTGAGGACAAAATGAAAGAGGTGGTAAAGACAATAGGAGAAATATTTGTAGGGATAGGGATGTTTGCAGTGATATTCTTCATCACATGGATGCTTACATCACTTGATGTTATCGGAGTGTTCTTTGTATCAACAGTCTTATTCTTAATGGTGTTTCTTCCTATTATATTAGAAATGGAGGAAAAGTAAATGCAAAGATTAAATAAAGTAAAATTATCCGGCAGAGCCAGGGAAATAGTATTTAGCCACGAACATTACGGAAGATACTATTACAAATTCATGCTGACAGTCATTCGTAAAAGCGGTGCAGTAGATATGTTTCTAATAGTTATAGAAGATTCCGTTGTGCGTGACAATGATTATAACGGAAAAGAAGTTGTGGTAACAGGAGCAATCAGAAGCATGGACACTTCTAAAAATCCAAATAAGCACCACAATGTTAATTATATCGCAGCTGACGAGGTGGAAATCCTGGAAGAACAGGTTCCAGAAGGTGATATAAACGAAGTAGAGTTTATTGCCAGAAGTTGCACGAAAGAGCCATATGCAAGACTTACACCAGTAACACACAGGAAAGTTTCAAATCTTTTTGTAGCAATTCCAAGAGACTATTCAGAAAGAGCAGACTTTATTCGCTGTACTTTATGGGGAAAAGGTGCTGATCTGGCGGTAGACGTTAAAAGGAATGATTACATTAAAGTAACTGGCAGGTTAATGAGCCGTGATGTTTATGTTAATGGAGAAGAAACGGAAAGTGTATATGAGATTTCCGTAAAAGAAATGGAGAAATTGGAGGATGAAGAATAATAAGAATGAAGTTCAGATATTTGGCGCAATAATGGACATTCAGCCAGGAACGTTTTTCAAGGACGGAGAAAAATTCGCAAGATTTTATATTGGTGCAAAGCGCACCAGTGGAAACGTAGATTTGCTTCCAGTAATTGTTAAAGAAAAGCAGACGGAAGGTTTAAAGCTCGGAAAACACGTCTATGTTGAAGGAAGATACAGTTCTTCAAACAAACATGAAAGTGGAAAGTCACATTTGATTCTTGAAATCAAAGCGGAAACAATCTGGTGTGGAGAAGGTGATGGGAGCACAGAAGGTGAAAACAAAATCATTCTGGAAGGTTATCTTTGCAAACCACCTATTTACCGCAAAACACCAATAGGAAAAGAAATCTGTGATTTGATGATTGCTTGCAACGAATATGATTTACGAAGAACAGATTATATCCCATGTATAGCATGGCGGAAAGAAGCCAGAGAAGCTGCTGATTTCAAGGTTGGAGATTTCGTAAAAATAATCGGAAGAATCCAGAGCCGGATTTATCATAAAAAATTATCTGGTGATGAAGTAGAGATCAGAACCGCATATGAGGTATCAATAGGGAGGATAATCGAGCATGAAAGTGGAAGTGAAAAAAATTTACTTGGAGAATTACCAAAAGTTTCCGAGTAAGTCTGTAGATTTGTTTCCAAGAACAGAGATTTCCGGCAGAAACAGAGAAGGAAAATCCACATTAAAGGACGCATATTTGGATGTTCTGACAGGAAAGATGGCAAATGGTACAGAACCGACTTCTATCCGCAGAAAAGAAAATGGATTGGAAGTGCCAAAGGTTGATGTTGTAAGGGAGCTTACACTTGCGATTGATGGGAAAGAAAAAGTGATCCGCAAAATCACAAAGCAGAAGTGGAGAAAACCAAAAGGACAGTCCGAAGAGGTGTTCGATGGAAATGAAACTTCTTATGAAATTGACGGATTCCCGGCTAAATTAAAGGATTATACCGAGTTCATCCATTCAATAGCGGAGCCTTCAACACTTCTGATGTGCAGTAATCCAAAACCATTTCTGAATACATTACAGAAGTCAACAGCAGAATCCAGGAAGGTACTGGAAAAGATGTCTGGTTTCGATATTGCTCAGTTTATGGAAGAGAATCCACAGTACGCTCATGTGGAAGAAATCACAAAGGGGCATTCCGTAGAAGATACATTGAAGAAGCTCCGAAAAGAACTGAATGCACAAAAGAAAAAGGTGGATGCCAAAAACACGGAGATTGCATATGAAACCAATCGGACTGTTGAAGCAGAAGATACTTCTTCCCTGGAATCCAAAAAACAGGAGCTTAATGCGGACCTTTCCAAACTGGAAGAACAGGAACAGATTCTTGAAGATTCAGCAAAAGGCTATGACAGTCTTTCGTATGAAATCCGTGGTTTGAAATCTTCCAGGGATGGTCTGGTTAGCAAGGCGAATGAATGGTTAAGAGCCAGACAAAAATTTATTTCTGATACAGTTTCCGAACTTAGGTTAAAAAAATCAGAAAAGGAATCAAGCATTCGTATTATTGGAATGGAACTGGATAACCACATAAGGGAAGCACAACAAGCAAAAGCTGACTTGGATAGAGCCAGACAGGACTATCCGAGAATCAAGGAAATGGAGTGGGATGATTCTGGACTGAAAACTATTGAAGCTGAAACATTCAATGATTCTGATACTATTTGCCCGACTTGTGGACAGGAATTGCCAGAAGAACAGGTTGCCGAATTGAGAGTTTCCTTTGAAGAAAAGAAGAAGTTCAGAATTGAAAATGAATTAACCAAAAAGCAAAACTGGGAATCAGCAAAACAGAACCAGTTAAAAGGAACTTGCGACCTTGGAAATTCTGCTTCTGCAAAATTAAAGAAAACTAACGAGGAAATCAGCAAATTACAGTCAGAAATCGGCGTAGCACAGGATGAAGTTGCTGAACTCACTAAGCAGATTGAGGAAGAACAGTCCAAATTTACGGAGCTTCCAGAATCTGTAGATATGACAAATGATGAAGAATATCTTGCGGTTACAGCGAGAATTGCAGAACTTGAAGAGAAACTGAAATCATTTGATGATGTTCCTGGAAAGAAACAGGAATTAAGAATGCAGATCAGCAATGTTATGAAACAGATTTCCAATGTGGATGCAGACATTAAGATTGCACAGGCAGCAGTCACAGAAAAAGAAAAGCGAGTAGCCGAACTGAATGAGGAACTGAAAAGCCTTGGACAGGTTCAAGCTGATATTGAAAAGAACATTGATACCGTTCTTAACTTCTCAATCCAGAAGAATAAGGCACTGGCAGAGAAAATCAATCCATTTTTCCATCATTTCCAGTTCAGTTTCCTTGATTACACGATTGAGGGAAATCCAGTGGAAACTTGCAAGATGATCTGTAATGGAATCGACTACAATAGCGGATTAAATCATTCCGACAAAATTCTTTGCGAGGTTGATTTACTGAATGGATTACAGGAAATGAATGGTCTGAATCTGCCGATTTGGATTGATGATTCGGAGAGCATTGACAAAAGCAGGATACCTATGTTAGACAGGCAGATGATTGTGCTAAGAGTGACAGATGGGGATTTGAAAGTAATCTGACAAACAGGAGGGGAAAATGCTAACAGCAACATGGGGAAAACATTTTTTCAAGGCAGATGCCACAAAATGCGCATCTGAAATCATGGAAATTTGCGATCAGATGGAATCTGCTACACCACAGCAGATTCTTGAAAAAGCAAGAGACGAAAGCACAGAATTACATAAGTGCTTTACATGGGATGATTCCATAGCGGCTGAAAAATACAGAATCCACGAAGCCAGACTGATAGTTTGTCAGTTAAAAATCGTGGAACAGGATATTGATAACAAGTCAAAGCCGACAGCAATTCGAGTCTTTTACAAGACAGATGGCAAAAGCGGATACAAGCCAACACAGCTTATTTTGAAACAGCCAGATGAATACGAAGCACTTTTAGAACGCTGCCGAAATGAACTTCTGGCAGTGAAGCAGAAATACCAGAATATTTCTGAATACGAAGAGGTTTGGGAATTGATTAGTTAAACATGAATGCCGCTACTGTGCTGATATGCCTACAGGAGTAGGAAGAAATCAAACTATATTATGGCACATTATATTGCTAAATAGGACAATACATAATATCACAGAGCAAAGCAAAACACCTTATTCTTGTAGGGACATGAGTGCAGTAGCGGCGAAATTACTACGTTGATATGCCTGTAAAATAGGCAAAAGAAGTAAAGTACAGGAAAAAGCAGAACACAACACGACATCACAGGATAGTTCGAAACAGAATATTCGCTTGATTTTACAGGTTTATGAGCGTAGGAAACCACAGCATTTATCAGTCTGCATAAGCGGATAGCATAGTACATTAAAAAACAGGAAAACAAAAGACAATATAATAAACTACATCAAAATTATTCTCACTTATGCAGAGTGACAAGTGTTGTGAATACTTACTATAGGACAAAAATTCTTACAACAGGAAATAATAGCACAGAATAATACAACACAGTACTTAACGGATGGGCTGTTTTACAGGCGGTATAACCGTCATCATAAAATAGAATATTAAAAAACACCACATGATAGCACATTATAAGATATTACAATTTATCATGACTTTTATATCGCTTATAAAGCGGCTCATCCAAACAAATTGAATTTTGAGTATGTAGCATGAAGATGCTATGCCAAATAAAAACAAAGAACACAGCAAGATAGAAAATTAAAGTACAGCACATTCGTGTTACATACTGAGCATTCAACTCAACCAGATGTATTTAACTGGCAGTAGAATCTGCCAAGAATAGGAAAGCTAACTACAGTGCAAGCAAAATATAGGATAGCATATTACAGAAAAATACAGGACACTATAAGACATTTTCTATTGTCAGTTAAGCATATCTGAAATTTACGCAAAGATTTAAGCGGATTACTTTCGCAATACATTACAGGATAGCACAGTACAATACGGCATACGAAAATACATAACACAACATTATATTTATATTAAACTATTGTGGATTAATCTGCTTGAATGTTTGCGCAAACAGAAACTATAAAAACTATTAAAAAATCGGAGGAAAAGAATTATGGAAACTAAAAAAGAAGAAAGAATTCAGTTACAGGCAATCAACGTTAAGCACGCAACAGTCACAATCATCGGAGACGGAGACTTAGTTCTCAATAAGATGAATGACGTGACCGCAAGAGAACTGATTGATCAGAGAAAAGACAAGGCAAAGAACCTTGAAAAAGCAAATGTATGGGAAGAAATCATTACATCAATTCACTGGTACAATGGAAAACCTACAGATTTCTCAGAAAAAGGCCTTATTGATGCACTCACCAACAATGCACCTTGCATTACAGCATTCGGGTTATTGAAATGTTTTTGCGATGCTGTTGTAAGAAATGGGGTTGATACATATAGTACAAAGTTCAAAGCTGGAGTAAATATTATCGCCAAAGGAGGTTTAATACCGATTAAGTTTGCTGAGCATTACATTGACGAAAAACTAATGTCACCAAAGAAAGGAAAACCTGTTCTTGTACATTTAAACAGATTTACCGGATGGTCAGCAGAAATCGAACTTGCATATGTAGATAATATTTATTCCATTGAGCAGATCGTTAATATTATTCAGCTTGCAGGATTTGGATGTGGCATCGGGTCTGGCAGAACAAGCGGTTATGGAAGATTCCACGTAGAGTAAATAAAAAATCGGTGGCATATGAATCCGGGTGAATGCCCGGAAAGCACAACAGGGAAAAATAAAACAGTTAATGAAAGAACAGGAAATTACAATTCAACATAGGACAAATTATTTCATCCTGTTTCATATGCCACTGAGCATATAAATAAAGAAAAGGAGAATTAAAATGGCAGAAAACACACAAGTAGCAACATTTAACACACAGCTTTCCTACTATACAAATCGGTATGTTGATTTAATGGAAAGAGATTTGACTTCAAGAGGAATGGAATTTGATTCCTACTCAAAAGATTGCGTAGTAGCGGCAATGGGATCTATTTTCCAGATGGTGCATGAGAGTGGAGTGAGTTTTGAAGCAATTAATGGCTCTAACCTTAAATTCATTCTGAGCAAAGTAGCAGCGTTAAAACTGAACGCAAATGCGCAACCGAGAGAGTGTTACTTCCAGATCAGAAACGTAAACGTAGCAGGAAAAGGGAAGCTGGCACAGTGGGAGAAGAAAATCGAGTTTGCGATTGAGGGCGATGGAAATGACGCTCTTGTAAGTAGATATGGTGTCGATGTGGCTAAAGTATTTCCATACTGGAAAGTTAGAGAGGGAGACAAATATACGCCACCAAGACATAAAGGTGTAGAAATTACGCCACCAGAATGGGAAGAATCTGGTGTAGGCAAAGTAGTTCGTATCGTATATCCGATTCAATACAAGGACGGACACATTGAATATCTTTCATGCGAAAGAGCAGATGTTTTGAAGAATCTTGCAGCACACATCAAGAATAATCTCCAGAATGAAACTTTTGGAATTTGTGCAGACAGATATAAAGCTACAGATGCGCAGAAAGCTCAAATTGAAACAAAGAAAAAAGAAATCATGAAAAAGGTTGCTGACATTGGAGAACTAGAAGCAATCATTGACTGTGAGGAATTAAGACCGTATATTTCACCGTCTTATTACGAAACACAGTCCAGAGAGTCAATGATTATTCGTAAGATGCGTAACAACATTATGAAGTCCATTCCTAAGAAATGGGATAATCCAGTGCAGGCTTACGAATACAACATGATGGACGCTACATACAGAGAAGTACAGGAAGAAATCGAGCAGAACGCAAACATAGAAGAATTCATTCCACAGCCAGAATCAATCGAAGAAAAGCCAAAGCAGCCAACCGTAGCCGAAACCGTAAAAACAGCGGAGAAAGAACCAATCCCGGCAGCAGAGCCAGTGGAAACAGAAATTCCGTCATTTATGAGCCAGGAGGAAATGTAGGATGGCAGCTCACACAATTGTGCTTATTATCTTGTTTGCAATAGTGTTTTTCTGGTGGGTATGGACTTTTGTTTATGCTATTAAATCCAAAGAAGCAGAACCAATGTTATTTGCAAGTATTGTATTAAACATACTGAACTTAATAATTCAACTCACAGAGTAAAGGAGAAAACTAATGAAGCATAAATGTATTAAGACAGCAGTATTAATCACAGGGATTACAGCAATCACAATGTTTAGTGGTTGTTCTTCCTGTAGCAGATCATTAAAATCACTGTCTAGTGATATTGACGGTGGTCTGAACCGTACCGTAACTGTTTACGATTACAACGGCGGTAAAATTAAGTCCTGGTCTGGAAAGTTTGATGTTTCCGAATCAGAGAATGAAGTTTACTTTGATGATTCTGACGGAAAGAGAGTTATTATCCACGGCGGTATTGTCGTGAATGAGGAAAACTGATATGAGCAGCAGTGTAATTGAAACAATTAAAGAAGTTGTAAGCAATATGAACAGCGGACTTTATGATTTCACGGTAGATGGGAAATGTTCAGAATGCGGTTCGTGTTGTTCAAATTTTCTACCGATATTATCCAAGGAAATCAAACAGATTAAGTGGTACATTCGCAAACACCATATCAAGGAATGCAGACATAATTTCACTGCTTCATTAATGGATTTAACCTGTCCGTTTCTGATGGACGATAAGGCAAAAGAGAAATGTTCAATCTACCCTGTTAGACCGGAGATATGCAAATCATTTGTCTGCAATGACCCACAGGGAGCCAGAAAGAACAAAGCTTTAATGCATAAAAAATATAAGCCTGTTGATATGAGAGAAACGTTTTTCGGAGGTGAGTAGGAATGAGATTAGCAAGTCAGAATGGGGAAATTGATGTTCCTTATGAAATCACATCATTAAGCAGAACTGGAAATATCATAAGAGCATATGTGCCAATGGTAGGTGAAAAAGGAACAGTCATGGCTCGTTATTCGACAGATGAAAAAGCCCAAAAAGCTATGAAAGCTTTGCATAAAGTGTATGCAGGAATGTTTTTAGCACAAAACATTGAAATGAGCGATGATGATTACGAAGAATGCATAAAAATGGCTGCAAGAGGTTTCGGAATCATTAAAACCATGGTTAACAGCCCAGATATGAAATTCGAGCCTGCAAACATTGTGTTTCAGTTCCCGGAGAATGATGAAGTATGAAAGAAATAGGAAGAAAGAAAATAAATTGGGATTCCATTGTGACTGTGGAATTATCGCTTAAAGAGCTTCAATTAATAAGGGACGCAATGGTGGCTACAGATTTAAAAGATATGAAAGAATTATGGCGCGGAGCTCCTCCATATCAGCAGGACGATAAAAATATGATTGGAGAAACTGCTTCTTCAATTTTAAATAGCTACAAATAAACAGAAAGCGAGGTGATGAAAAATGTTCATGAGAATAGTAAATACAGGGAGTACACATGGAAACTGCTATGTTTTGAAATCCAACAGCGGAGAAATGCTTCTTCTTGACTGCGGATGCAAATACAAAGACATTCTGAAAGCTATTGATTACAGAACAAGTGATGTTTCTGGCGTGCTTCTAACGCATGAACACGGTGATCACCGTGAATCATTTAAAAATCTGATGAATTTAGGCATTCAGATTTACACCAATGATGAAACCGTGGAACATCTGCAAATCATCACTGGCGAATTGATGAAAGGAGTTCCAGAGAAAAGACCGTTCCGGGTTGACACGTTCACTGTAATACCGTTCTATTTGCCGCATACTACAAGGGATAAGGACACAGGGCAACTTATTCCATGTTTCAATTATGGGTATATCGTGGAACATGAAGAAATGGGAAAACTACTGTACATGACAGACTTTGAGTTTTGCCGATACAATTTCAAAGCAATGCGACTGAACCACTTGGTTATTGAGTGCAACTATTGTGGAGAATTGGTTGACAAAACAGCCGAAAATTACACGCACAGGCTTAAAGGGCATTGTTCATTAGATACTTGCAAAAGCTTAGTAAATACGAACCATACGGCAGCATTACGGACAGTAACATTGGTGCATTTGAGTAATGAAGCAGCTGACCCGGAACAGATTTTGAGGGAGATACAAGAAACGTCTGGTGCTGATGCACTCGTCCATATCGCAACACCCGGGTTAGAAGTTAATTTGGACTTATGTCCATTTTGAAAGGAGAAATAGATGGTATCAATTGACTTAAAAGATTGGAAAGAAGTAACAAAAGGAATTTATGTAAATCCAATTTCTGCAAACGCAGCTTATGAAATCCATATTAAATACTGGGATATGAAAACAGATATTCTTTCCGCAAATGCAGAACTTTATATTGTAGGAGATTGGCACGAAAAAGATGGAAGAAACATCAGAGAAAGGGAAATACTGCTTGATTATGCATCTGTTATGGATTGTATTTGGAAAGCAGTTGAAGATGATAAGGAAAACAATTCGACTGAATGATTGAAAGGAGAATGATTATTAATGAAAATCTTCTTAAAAACACTTGACAAGCTGAAAAAGCCAGAACTTTCCGAACAGGAATGTAAGTACGACAAAGGCTGGAATGATGCAATCAAGAAAGTTGAAGAACTGATTTGTTCCTACAGCTCTGCGGATATGTGGATTCCAACAGATTTAAAGTTACCGCCGGAACCAGACAAAGGAGAAAATCCCGGAGATTGGAAAGAATATACAGTTACAATTAAGGGGGCTATTTTACCAACAAGTCTTACTTATTTAGGAGACAGCGAATGGGGAAGCGTAGAAGCGTATGGGTTTGCGTATTACCCAGTCATTGCATGGCAACCAATGCCACCAGCTTACAAACCAGGGAGGTAACACCATTGGAAATAACAATCGGAATTTGCACAGATGAAATCAAAGAAATCCTTGTTGAGCACATCAAGACAAAAGGATTTGACGTAACAGAAGATGATATTTCCTTTGTTATTGGGAAAGAAGAAAGCGTAACAGGAAATACAAAGAAAATCAAACACGCACTTATCAGGTGCGACATTCAGATTGAGAGGTGATAAATTGTGAATATTGTTATTCTTTCTGGAAGATTAACTGCTGACCCAGATATTAGAATGGGAACAAATGACACCAAAATTGCAAGATATATTTTGGCTGTCGAGAGAAGAGTGAAAAAGAATACAGAAAGAAAATCAGACTTTATTGCTTGCGTATGTCTTGGAAAAAATGCAGAATTCGCAGAGAAATATCTTAAAAAAGGCACGAAAGTAAATGTGCGTGGAGAATGGAAGACTGGAAACTATACGAACAAAAATGGCGAAAAAGTCTACTCAAATGATTGCCTTGTTTCAGAACATGAATTTGCAGAAAGAAAAAGCCAGTCACCACAGGCACAGGAAACAGACACACGACCAGTACCGCCGCCAGAACCTAGTTTCATGGATGTACCGGATTTAGGCGGTATGGAAGATGAATTTCCGTTTAGTTAGGAGAAAACTATGGTAGAAGTTGCTGTTTATGATGCACTTAGAGAAATGGTTAATTCCGAAATTGAAGAAGAGAAGCCTTTTCTTACATTAAAAAGCAGTAAAGACGTAAAGACATATGCTAATGGGAAGAACAAAAATTTCAGAATGACGGAATACTGCTTCAACTGGTATATGGAGTTGAATTTTAATCCATGGAGCATAAGAACAGACAAAGCAAAAGTTTATTACTGGTTTCATGAAAATGGAAAATATATTCTTCAATTATGGCTGAAAGATACATACAAAACTATTTCTAATGCAATTAGCAATAGCAATTCATTTGACGACTTATTTAATAGCTATTTAGGATGGTTCAATCAAAAAAGAATGGAAACGAGGAAGAAAATGGAAAATCAGTTAAAAGAAACTACCAATAGCAAACTCGCTGAAATGAAAATCCCTCATTCTCATGGTGGAGTTGCAAATCTCCTTAAAGTTTTAACAAATACTATGAAAATGCAGGGAGCGGATATCCGTAGCATTGCAAAAGTACAATATGCTATTTGTAAGCAAGCTGGAATCTATATCCCGGATGAATTCATTGAAGATGTTGCAGTTGCTATGGAATGCGAAAATCCAGATGTTTTAGATAATTAGAGGTATACATGAAAGACTTAATTATAGATTGCTTTGCCGGAGGCGGAGGTGCATCCGTAGGCATTGAAATGGCTCTCGGTAGACCTGTTGATATAGCAATTAACCATGATCCAGATGCAATTCTGATGCACAAGACAAATCATCCCGGAACACTGCATCTGACAGAAGATATTTTCAAAGTAGATTTGCAGAAATATGTCGGAAATCAGCACGTAGCATTGATGTGGGCTTCTCCAGACTGTACAAGCCATTCAAAAGCAAAAGGCGGTCAGCCGAGAAAACAGGGACTTCGCATTCTCCCATGGGCTGTATATAAGCACGCAAAAGCAATTCTCCCAGATGTAATCATTATGGAGAACGTGGAAGAAATACAACAATGGGGGCCACTCGATGAGAAAGGACATCTGATTAAGGAAAGAACTGGTGAAGATTATCGAAAATTTATTTCAGCAATGGAAAATATTGGTTATAAATTTGATAGTCGAGAACTGGTAGCTGCGGATTACGGAGCACCAACAACCAGAAAAAGATGGTATGCAGTATTTCGCAGAGATAGAAAGCAGATAATATGGCCAAAGCCTACTCATAATCGTTTTGGTACAGACGGTCTGAAACCATATGAGCAGTGCGGAGACTACATTGATTGGTCAGACTTAGGAAAAAGTATATTTGACCGCAAGAAACCATTGGCAGAAGCAACACAGAAACGCATTGCAAATGGAATTAAGAAATATATCGTTGATAATCCAGAGCCATACATTGTAAGGAACAAGAATGCACTGACGTTTATCATTCAGTATCATGGGGAAACCAGAAAAGGGGATTCCAGAGGGCAATTACTGACTGAGCCAATTAAGACTATTGATACCTCAAATAGATATGGACTTGTGACAGCTTTTATTACGAAATATTACAAGACTGGAATAGGTCAAGGATGTGATGAGCCACTTCATACGATAACAACTTCACCTGGTCACTTCGGAGTGATATCTGCATTTCTGGTTAAGTATTACGGAACAGGATGTGGACAGGTACTCAATGAACCACTTGGAACTATTACCACAAAAGACAGATTTGGACTTGTGAATGTTCTGGTTGACATTCACGGAGAGAAATACATCATTTCAGATATTTTTCTCAGAATGCTAAAGCCAGAAGAACTGAAGGTGATGCAGGGATTTCCGAAAGATTACATTATTGATCGGGATTACAAATGGAGAAGTTACCCGATTGTAAAACAGGTAGCAAGAATTGGGAATAGTGTTGTTCCAATAATGGCAGAAACACTTGTAAAAGCAAATTGTCCGTATCTGAAAATCGGAGAACGCAAAGTTGCACCGATGATTTACATGCAGAATAACGGACAGGTAGCATTTGGATAGAAAGGAGAGAAAATAATGGAACCAGTTTTAGAAACTAAATTCGAGTATAAAGGCTATCCGTGTGTGGTTCTGTTCATGCCTAGAGCATACAGATGCGGATACGTTGGAATACCTAACAGCCATAAGCTAGCAAAGAAAAGCGTTTATGATTTAGGTTATCTTGACTGCCATGGTGGAGTTACTTATTCAGAACCATATCTGCATGGTTGTGATGATAAAAATACATGGTGGATTGGTTTTGACTGCGCTCATTGTTTCGATGGTTATGATATTGAGACAGCAGAACAGTATTTCGGGGAAGAACCAGGCTTCAAAAAAAAGCTTAAAATAATGGGAGATTGCTGGCGAGAATTAAATAAAGATCCAGATTGCAAAATTCGTTCACTTGCCTATGTTAAAGATGAATGTAAGAAACTCATTGACCAGATTGGAAAGGAGTGATGCCTGGTGGATTATAGTAGAGTTTTCGCTATGAAGCGAGAACGAGAGAATCGAATAAAAAGGATATGTCCAAGCATTCCATATTCTAGTGGTATATACGTGTTTTACCGAACTGACGAAGCCGGAATAAACCGAGCGTATTGTGGACAGGCAGTCAACCTTTGCGAGAGATGTGCGAGCCATTTAGGGGAATACGATCACATAGCATTAAGCCTTAAAAAGCATAAGTTTTACAGTGAAAGTAATCCTACTGGTTGGAAACTTTCATATAGAACATGTAGAAAGGATGAACTTGACCAGAAAGAAATTGAAACAATCAAGGCTTTTGCAGATAAAGGCTTCCAGATGTACAACGTTACAGCTGGTGGCCAGTCAGCTGGAAAGCAAGTAACAGGGCAATATAAACCGCCCAAGACATACAGACAGGGAATTCAACAAGGCAAAATAACCCTTGCGCGAGAATTAAAACACATCATTGATATTCACTTAAATGTATCAATCAGACCAGAAAAAGCAAATAACAAAGTATCTATTAAGGCGTTGGAAAAATTCAACGACTTACTCAACGAAGAAAATTATCACTGATTCTAACACACCAGTAGTTCTACTGGCTAAATTCCAAAGATAAAAAATAAAAAAATGAATAGAGGTGAGTTTTGTGTCAGAAAACACAAACGAATGTGTAATTGAGTGGATTCCCGGAAGAGATTATGTAGGACTTACTGCTAAGAATGGGAGTACCTGGAAGAACAGATGTGAGGAATTAGAAAAGGAATTTCCAGACGATGTAAAAATTCTTGCCAGAAATAATGATGGATCTATTTTCGCTCACTTGCCGTATTCCTACATTAAAATCAATCCACCGAGAAAATATTCCGATGAAACAAAGAAGAAAGCTGCGGAAAGATTAAATAAAATGCGTGTAGAAAAAAGCAATACTGCGGAAGAAAATCCGTTTTGCCTATGAATTACCGTCAGAGAAAATATAATGAGGGGCAATCTGCTAGAAATGATATTTACAGATTTCTTGTCAAGTATTTTGAGAAACACGGATATATGCCTTCTTATGAAGAAATTATGGATGGAACAGACCTTACAAAGTGTACCGTCCAGAGACATATGCGGCAATTGGAGATGGATTCTCTGATTGCCACAGAACATCCGGGAATATCGAGAGCATACCGTTTGACGGAATACAGATACGAAAGGAAAAAATATGGGAAGCAAATTAAAGATGAAAGCGCCAAAGAAAAATAGGGTGTTGGAATGTGACAATCAGATGTCACAGGCATTCGCCAGAGCCATGCAGAATTCACGTAAAGAGCTGGAAGTCATGCAAGATCAAGCCTATAACGATGGCTTCAATACTGGTGACGACTGGGCGAATACAATTAACACGGTAACAACTATGTTGGCATTACGGAAATTGCATGGATTTTCCACTAAAAGACTTTTGGACGTAATCAATTGTGCAAATGAGTTTGTAGGACAAGCGAACCGTGGCGAAAGAAGCTTTATGAGCATGATTGAGGAATTGGAATCTGAAACAGATGTAAGAATCCCAGATTTGAATAAGGGACTTGTTAAAAAATTTGGTAAATAAAATATGATGATAAAAAGAGTATCACTAAATAAATGGTATGATTATCCAACCGATTATCGTACGGTAGTCGGTCTGCGAGAATGAGAGGAATGAAATGAAGAAAATAGTATGTTTAATCTTAATTTGCATTTTCTTGACTGGTTGTTCCAAAAATGTTTCGTACAAGAACCGTGATTTACAAGAAGAAATCACATATACCTATGAAGATGTAGACGCAATTATCACTTACATAGATATGCGAAAATGGTTTGTCATTTGTCCTCGCTGGCAGTGGGAGATATCGGTTGAATATGACGGGCTGACTTATGAAGAAGATAGCTTTGCGAATGGAGCAATGAATAGACCGAGTTTTTCAGACAGTCAAAAGGGTGATTCGATAAGAGTTCAATTAGCAAACAAATATGTGAACGGAGAACTGATAGACCGGTATATATCGAAAATTAAATAGGGAGAAAATATAAGCGTGGAAAGTGAGGACGCAATGACAGAACAGGAAAAGAAGGAACTTCTGGATGAACTGGAAAAGCGCATTGACGAAAAATACAAAGGTTGTCTTACCAGAGAAGATGTTGCAACCACATTAAAAGCACCGAGAGAAAAGTGGTTCAGAGACGAGAATGGGAACGGAAGAAGTTCTCTGATGATGGATGCTTTTGATTCATCTATTATCTCGTGGCAAGTCTGGGAAACAATCAGAAAGTTGACTTGCGTTATATGTGGTAAGCAGTATGTCAGACAGCTTGCAAATGTAGAAAATGCGGATGAGATTGCAGAGAAACTTTGCCAGTTTGTTTATGACTTGAAGATGGATTTTAAGAAACAGGAGGACACAAAATGTTAATCAGAAGTCAGGATAAAACAGCACTGGTAAAGTTTGAAAACATTGTAATAAATCTAAAGCTCCCAGATTCATTGAATATTATATGTTGGAGTTTGCAGGATGCACAGAGAAGTGGAGGATATTTTATTTTAGGAAGATATTCCACAAAAGAAAAAGCCATGAAAGTACTGGATATGATTCAGGAAGCCTATGGAGATTCGGAATACACAAAATATGTAATTCCAGAAGTATGTAGGATATTAAGTATGAAGCCAAAAACGGAAGAAAACAAAGCACATGCGGGAGAACTTGGAGAAATGCTCAAAAAAGGAATGACGTTCCAGATGCCAGAGGATAGTGAGGTGGAAGTATGAGCAGAGTACGAAACAGATTAGAGCAATACAAAGCTGAGATAGAAAAGAAATCGCAGTATAAGCATGGGCTTCCAGGGAGTGCGCTGGATATCGTAAATAGTCTTCTGGACGATCTGGAACAAGATGAGAAAGAAAATGGCTGGATTCCGGTCAGTGAGAGATTGCCGGAAGAACACGATTCCATATTTGCAAAGTTTAAAGGAACAGATAACTGGAAAAGAGGAATGTTCGAAAAAACATCTAAATATGTAATTGCTACAGTTGTATTTGACGATGGAACAGTATTGGTAGAGCAAGCACATACTACTGATGGAATTTGGAGAACGGATAAAAAAGTTTTAGGCGGAACAGTAGTTGCATGGATGGATTATCCAGAACCATATAAGGAGGACTAAACATGGATATGTCACTTTTTAAGAAAGATGGCAAGACATTCACAAGATTCAAAGTGCCCGTGAAGTCATTCGGAAAATATCGTCTTATGCTCGAAGTGAAATATGGAGTAGACACAACAAAGCCAGTAAAAATCAGTAGCAGATATAAGTATTTTGAAAAGGAGGGTGATTGGATTAATGGGAAAATGTAAATTAACCTGTCCAGACGGTGAAACGCAATGTTGTATCTGCTGTGAGAAACAAGACGGTTGCGATAACCGGTGTGATATGATGGATAGCTACGAATATGCAGAAGATTGCGAAGATTATGTTGAGGAGGATGAGCCATGATTACATTCTTATTAGGACTTGCACTTGGAATCATAGTCGGAGTGGTCGGTCTTGTATGTACAGCGATCATATACGACAAGCATCACCCAGACGATTAGAAAGGAGAACGGTATGCTGACAAGGAACAAAAAGCTGAAAGACTACGGTATTCCGGCAGAGGACATTGAAAAACTGAATACGATGCTGAAAGACTTCCCGGCAGAGTACGGATACCTGCTTTCCAGTGCTGCCCTGTCAGCTTGCCCGAAGAACACGGTGATAGCGGATATGGTTATCGACAATATCCTACACCGGAAAAGTTACAGGAAAATCAGCAAAGAAAGATGTATCCCGATGAATCCGAAGGACTTTTACGGATACAGACGCAAGACCGTCGCTGTACCGTATGAGAGAATGCGGTTATTGGGAGTGTGGGAGGAAAAATAAATGAAAGAATATAGATGCCCAAAGTGCAATAGTAAAAACCTTTTTGTCAAGAAAGTTAGGAATAATACAGGATTGTATTGCGGGGATTGCGGTGCATGGATTAAATGGGTCGGAAAAAATGAGCTGAGAGTATTTGATTATTTAAACAGACAGAAGCACGTAGACGATGCTAATAGTAAACAAGACGATATTACAAACATCATTTACGGCACTCTCGATCATATGTATTGCGATAATTGCAGATTCAATAGCGAAATTAAAGAAAGTGATAATGGTGAATGGAACTGTGATGAATGCCACAGAAAATATAATGGATGGGGAATTTCCATGCAGGAAAGTAATAAAATTGCAAAAGAAATTTTAAAACAGTTAGGAGAATAGAATATGAGCAGACTGATTGATGCAGACAAAATAATTGACTCTCTTGGAAATTCGGATATGGATTTTGCAATAGGTGCAGTTATTGACGAGCAGCCAACGGCATTTGATGTGGATAAGGTTGTTGGTGAGTTGAAAAGAGATAAATTCATTGAATCGGAATGTATTTTATCTGATGTGCATCAAGGATACAATGCTGGACTGAGCAGGGCGATAGAAATTGTGAAAGGCGGTGGAGTAGATGGCAACTAAACCGATTTTATTCAACACCCAAATGGTTCGAGCAATTCTGGACGGAAGAAAAAGCTGTACCAGAAGAATTGTAAAACCGCAATGGGAAGAGTGCCCGAATTGCAAATATGTTCACAACGAATACATATATGATAACCTGGCAGAGAACGTATACTGTGCAAGATGTGGTTATCCGTTGGAGCCGGAAAGAAGATCGCCATATCAGCCGGAAGATATCCTGTATGTTCGTGAGACTTGGCACAGATATACAAAGCGGGTTGGAAAAGGTGAAGGGTGCCATCTGGAAGAACACTATGGATATAAGGCTAGCATTGCAAATTCTGAAGACGCAGAAGAGCCGTGGAAACCATCAATCCACATGCCGAAAAAAGCTGCTCGTATCTGGCTGAAGGTTACGAATGTGAGCGTGGATCGGTTACAGAATATCACAGAAGATGGCGCAAAAGCAGAGGGAGCAAATTGGAAGAATGGAAAAAACGTTGGTTGGGAAGAAAAAATGTGGCGTACAGCGATAGAAAGATTCGCTAAAATTTGGGATTCCACCATTAAGAAATCAGACCTTGATCGCTACGGCTGGAATGCGAACCCGTGGGTCTGGGTGATCGAGTTTGAGCGGTGCGAAAAACCGAAGGAGGTGTGATATGAGAGAAATTCTTTTCAAGGCAAAGAGCGTTTATGATGGAAAATGGGTTGAGGGATATTACCTAAGAGATCAATATCACATAGGGGGGAAGGACATTATTTTTTATCGGAAGGATTCAGATCTGTTTACAGTATATACCAATATAATTGATATAGAAACCCTCTGTCAGTTCACAGGTCTGACCGACAAGAACGGGAAGAAAATTTGGGAGAACGATATTGTTAATCATAACGGAGAATATGCCCCGGTAAAATTTGGAATGTATTGTTCGAGTTTTGATTACGGAAGCTATAATTTTGGATTTTATGTTGATTTTCCAGAAGAGACATTTTACAGAAAAGAACTTGGATATTGGCACAGAAAGATTGAAACTGCCGGAAACGTGTTTGACAACCCAGAATTATTACAGGAGGAATCAGATGAGTAAAGGCAAGGACATTTCAACCATGTTTACGAAAGAGGAAAATAAAAAAATGGAAGACTTGGGTATGGACTGGCTACAAGAGAAAAAGATACTATCATTAGTCTTTCACAATATGGAGCATTCTTGCAGAAAAGAGGTAAGAGAAGATGAGTAAGTCAGTATTAGTGATGGAAACACCAGAAGATTGTGAATCATGTGTTTTACACGGTGGAATATTCCATTCTTTTTGTAAAATAAATTGTAGATATATCGAAGACTTAAGCTCAAAGCCAGATTGGTGCCCGCTTATGGACTTGCCGAAAAAAGACAATGGAGATTATCCAGCCAATACGTCTGATGCTGGCTTTGCGGAGGGCTGGAATCAGTGTATTGATGAGATTACAGGAGGAAATTCTGATGATTAATTTAACAGGAAAAAGCGTGTTTGTAAAGACACAGGAAGAATATTTGAGTATTCTGAAAATAGCAAAGTTTCAGGGATTCACATGGGAGAGAGGAAACCATTTAAACCCTATCGAAATTCCATTTCCAAACATATTGAATTTTTACGACGGTAAGATCGTTACTTACAAAAATGTCGAAAAGACATTGTATGAAGCGTCCGAAATCGTCGAAGATGAAGAAAAACTCAAGGATGCAATAAAACTTGTCAGAGTATTCACTAAATATCCAGACAGAACAGCATTGACGGACTCATTTATTCAGTCCTTGAAGCTACTTGCAGATACTGTAGAAATTCAGATGGAAGAGGTGAAGTAGATGAGCAAGAAAGTAAAGTGTTGCGAGTGTGCTTTTTTTTTAGTCTGGGATTTGCCAGTAAGGGTAAATAAAGGCAATTACGAATATGCGAAAAGAGTTTTGAAGTTAGCATCTACTACAGGAGTATGTGGATACACCATGAAAACCAAGACAAGATCGCATGAGCAGTATTGCAGAAAATTTAAAAAAGACAAGATTTTAGAACGATATAACGATTTTTTTAAAGACGAAATTTTAAAACTTGAAAACATGATCAAGGAATATGAAAAAGAAAATTTTGTGGAAGTAGACGAATCGTGGAAAATTCTATTTATGAAAAGATTTCAAGAGGTGAAGTAGATGGAGAGATTAACAAAAAGAGATTTTTCAAGAATCACATATAACGAACGCCGAAGCATTATGTGCAGTTCATATTGCGATAATTGCTCACAGGGTGCAGGAAATTGCAAAACAGTAAAGAATATGATTAAAAAACTCGCCACTTATGAAGACTTAGAAGAACAGGGCTTGCTTGTGAGACTGCCGTGTAAGGTTGGAGATACAGTATATGTAAAATTATCTGTATATTGTAAAACTAAATATGCAGAAGCACAAGTAAGAGATTATACGTATTTTATATCATGTGGATTTTGCGTAGTTGTTACATCTGAAAAATTTGATAAGCAATCCATTCCATTTTCGGAGTTTGGCAAATCAATATTCCTCACCCGTGAAGAAGCTGAGAAGAAGTTGGAGGAGATGAAAGCTAATGATTAAAGTACTGAATATCATTAATACTAGACTGATTCCTATATCGGTTTTACAGGATGTAAAAAGTAGAATCTCTGATTGGCTTGCATCCGGCGGGAAAGAAACCGATCCTTACATTCAGCGGCAAATTGATTATCTGAAAGCTGTTGAAAAAGCAGCATTGGATGAGAAAAATATCGTATAAGTGGAATTGGAGGAGATGAAGAATGGCAAGTAAAACTATCAAAGCAATGGGTGTTAGTCCTATTACAAATACCATCTACTATGGAAATGTAAACGAAGAAAAAGGTTTATGGGTAGGTGAAAAAAAAGACGTAACCGATATGGCAATAGGTGCCGTGTTTGAATGGTTCTTAAATCAGATGGATGGAAAAGAAGAATTTGGAATTAGCTATCCTAGTGTTACTGGAATTAAATTGAAGATGGTAAGGGAGGAATAATATTATTGCACAGACATCAATGGATTATATACAATCATCACAGAAGAGGATGGGTGTACAAATGTATTATTTGTGGAAAATTATGGGATGGAAGGTGAAAAAGTGGACAATAAAGAGGCAAAAGATATCTTATCTGATATGAGAGATCAGCATTTATGTTTCTTGGGAGATTCAGAAATCAAAGATGAATGGCAGAAGAAATATCTAAAAGAAGCATGGGCGTGTGATTCCGGTGCAAAGGCTCTTGCCGGATTAATCACAGGGATAAAGATTGATAAAGGCATTATCGCAGATAGCATTCAGCACTATGGAAAAAATAATCAAAGCACAGTTTGCATGGAAGAATGCGCAGAGCTTATACAAGCAATCAGTAAGGAAAAACGTGGAAAAATAGACCGTGATAACATGATAGAAGAAATTGCAGATGTGTTGATCTGCATCGAAATGCTAAAGCAAATGTATATGATTTCCGATGAGAAAATTAATAGGTGGATTGAGAAGAAACAGGCGAGAGAAGTAGAAAGGATGGAAAAGAATGAATAAATGTTGCGCTAGTCAAGATGGAATATGTCGAAATGCCATTCTTTTTGGAACAAGATGCGATGGTTACAAAGAAAGATGCAGATTAAGACCAACTTATAACACTATCGAACAAACAGTGAAGAATTACCAGAACAATTTAAGAAAAATATTTGGAGCGGAGGATTAATCATGAATAAGAAAGAAATCGCAGAGATCAAGAAACAGTTTACACCAGCAAATTGTTCCATTACACGTATTTGTGGCTGTTATGTGGATGCAGAAAAGAATAAGAAAACTAAAATTAAAGAAGCATTCCTGTCTCTTCCAGAGGAAGAAATGTTTAAGTATTTTGACATTTTCAAGAAAACCATGTCTGGCAGACTTGGAAAGAACCTTATGAACCTTGATTTTCCATTAGTACAGGAAAAAGAAGGCGGAACACAGGAATTTCTTATGCGAATCAGAGCAAGTAAGCTTAAAGATGATGAGCTTTTGGATGAATTTTATGATAAAGTGATTGAAAATTATGATTATCCGGAAAATTACTATATAGTTCTCATTCATGTAGTATATGACATTCCCAGAAAAGCTTCTGATGGAACTGAAATGCACGATGCATCAGAAGAAATTTATGAACACATTCTGTGCAGCATTTGCCCGGTGAATCTTTCAAAGGCAGGTCTTAGCTATGATGTGGCTGAAAATAACATCAAAGACCGTATTCGTGATTGGGTAGTGTCAAGACCAGAAACAGGATTCTTATTCCCGGTATTTAATGACAGAAGCACTGATATTCATGGAACCTTGTATTTCAACAAAAACATAAAGAATATTCATCAAGACTTCATCGAAAATGTTCTTGGCACACCAATTCCACGTATACCCGGCAATGAGATCAATGTCTTTTCAGATTTTATCATGGATAATTTCAATGGAAACACAACATTCAATTTCACGGAAAGCCTAATTGAATCTTTGCAGGAAGTAAGAGAACAGAAGAAAGACAGCCCGGAGATGATAACCGTGTCATGTGACGAAATGGAGCAGATTTTTGGATATTGCGGAGTTCCAGACGAGAAGTTATCGGATTTCAAAGAAAAATGGGAAATGTATTTCAGCAATGAGCCTGTTGCCCTTGACAATATCCACAATTCAAAAACCGCAAAAATTGTGACACCAGATGCAACAATCTGCATCCAGCCAGATAAAATTGCTCTGATTGAACTGAAAGAAATAAACGGCGTTCCATCTCTTGTGATTCCGGTAAATGGAGAACTGAAAATCAATGGAATTAAAGTTGAATTGAGATAAACACTTTTGAAAAATCCAGGAATTGGAGGAGGCAATTACATTAATGGCTAAAGTAAGCTGGATTAAAATTGAGATTGAAATGTTTAGCAACCGAAAAATTAAGCAAATAAGGAAAATGCCAGAGGGAAACAATATTGTTCTTATTTGGGTAATGCTTTTGACAATGGCTGGCAGATGCAATTCAAACGGAATTATTTTCCTCACTAAAAATATTCCATACACAACAAAAATGCTTGCAGATGAATTGGATTTTGAGGAAAGCATTATTCAATTAGCATTAACAGTTCTGGAAAAGTTCGGGATGATTACCAGAGATTCTGAATTACTTTCTATTCCCGGCTGGGAAGAGCATCAAAGTGCAGACGAATTGGAGAAAATACGAGATCAAAACAGAAAAAGGGTTGCAGAATATCGTGAACGTCAAAAAAATAAGGCCGCATTGCTTTGCAAGAAAGATGATGTAACGTTACAGAAACGTTACAGTAACATTACTGTAACGGAACAGAATAAGAATAAAGATAAAGATTTAGAATTAGATTTAGATACAGAATTAGATAAAGATAAAGAAAAAGATATAAATGATTTAATAGTATCTAAAGATACTATTCGTCAGACTGACGTCCAACGAATCATTGATGAATGGAATACTCTGGAAGAATTTGGTATCACTCCTGTAAAAAGAATGACATCAAAACGAGAACAAGCAGTGAAAGCCAGAATCCGTCAGAACCATATGGACGATATCTTAGAAGCCATTGAAAACATTCGCCATAGCAGCTTCTTACAAGGCCAGAACAAAGAAGGTTGGATGATAACTTTCGATTGGTTCTTAAAGCCCGGTAACTTTGCGAAGGTATTTGAAGGGAACTATCTTGATAAATCCGGTAACAAGCCTCAAAGTTACATGGAGAAAATACAAAACAGGGTAAGCGAGGTGGATAACTGGGTATGACAAGAGAAGAATGGGCGGTACTGGTAAAGGCAATGAAAGCTGTGTACACTTCCCCAGCATTTCTGCCAGATCAATATGCTTTTGATACTTGGTATGGACTTTTGAAAGACCTAGATTACAAGCTTTTAAGTTTTGGATTAAAGAAATATATGCAGACTGAATGGAAAGAGCCATCAATAGCCGCATTAAGGCAATGCGCACAAAACATTGCGCCGCAGAAGGAAGAGTTGAACGAAACAGAAGCATGGGAAAAGGTATGCAAAGCTATTCAGAACTCTACATATAATGCAGAAGCAGAGTTTGATAAGCTTCCAAAAATCATTCAGAAAGCAGTATCAAGCCCGGCACAACTTAGAGAATGGGCGGTATCTGAAAATGTGGATGGTACATGGTGGAGTGTGGTTCAATCAAATTTCCAAAGGACATACCGGGCAGAAGTGCAAAGAGAACAAGAACGAAGAAAACTAAGTCCAGACCTTTTAAAAATTATAGATACTGCCAGATTGGGAGGTGCGGGAAATTGCCAGATAGAAAACCATGGAGAGAATTAAAAAGCACTGAAATTATAGGCTTAAAGCGGAGACAATGCTCGAAATGCGACTATTACAGCAAGAGCGAAAATGCATGGAGTACAAATGCAACCTGTGATTATATCTTGATTGAAGAACATAGTAGAGGATGTGATCCGAGGGATTGTGTTAAAAATGGTATCTTCAAGAAGAAAGCGAGAGGAAAATCAAGAGTAAAGCGAGTGATTCTATGAGGAAGATAAGCGAAATGTATAAGCAATCTGGCGGTACAGTTTATCAGCATACCTGTTCTGATTGCAGATTCTTCTATGGTGGCAAATTTCCAAGGTGCTTGCAATACGAACTGGAAATTGATTGGAATCCAGATTATATAGCTTGCAAATTTTACAATCTGGAAGAATCTCAGATTGATGGACAGGTAAATATCTTTGATTTGTTGTGAAACGTGATAATTGTTTTAAATAAAACGGCTAAAATTAATTTTTATGATATTCGTGAATATTGTTATGGTTAAAACAAAATAAGCGCTTAAAATCAAAAAAACAGGCTATCAATAGAAAGGAGGAACAGGAACCGCCGGCCGGCAAAAGGAATTCTCGGTTCCTCCTAAATTTTATGGATGAAATATTGAAATATGCTATTGAGAATGGTATTATAAATCCTGCACATGTACTTGAAGAAATACAAATGAAGAAAAATGAAGAAATATTAAAAAAATATAAAATATGGCAGGGAAAAAACAATAATTGGTATACTTATATTTATACAGAAAAAAATTCTAGAAAGCTAGTGAAAAGAAGTAGCCGAAAAGGAATTGAAGATTATATTATTGCTTTCGAGAAAGAAAAAACAGAAAAACCTAAAACATTTATGGATGTTTACGAGCATTGGATAGAAATTCAAAAAGAATTTGTGACGGATAACACTTTGTATAAGTATTCTACAGATAGAACACGTTATTTTGAAAAAAAAGAATTTACGGAAAAAGAAATTGAGAAAATGACAGAAGAAGACATAAAGGTATTCATTGTCAGAACTGTAAAAGATCAAAAACTTTGCAAAAAAGCGTGTAAAACTTTGTTTGGATATATCAAAAACACAATAGATAGTGCAAGGTCACAACATTTATTGAATTATGATCCTATGGAATTTCTTTCACCTAAAATATTTTATAAATACTGCACGGAGATAGAAAAGCCTTCAAGTCATAATACAATATCAGACCATGAACTTAAACTAATTATTAATCGCTGCAAAAAGGATTTTGATGAACAGCCAGAATACATTCCCTCATACGCAGTATATTTTGCAAGTCTCACAGGGATGAGAGTTGGAGAAATTTCGGCTTTAAAATGGGAAGATATTAATGAAAATTATATATCTATTAATAAATCAGAAAAATACAATAGGAATACAAAAGAATACTATATAGGAAAAACAAAAAATCAAATGAACAGATGGTTTCCTATGACTGGCGAAATTCGAAAACTTTTAATGAAATTAAAATCAGCAGAAATCAGCAATGGGTATATTAGTGAATGGTTGTTTTCAAACGAAAATGGAAGGGTTCATGCTCCTGTAATATCGTCATGCTTAAAAAACAAATGCAGGCAGGAAGGAATAGAAGAAAGAGGAATTCATGCATTTAGAAGAACAATAAATTCTAAACTAAGATGCAATGGAGTATCTGCCACTGTTGCTGCATCGCTGCTCGGGCATACCGAAGAAGTTAATGAAAAATATTATACATTTGATGTTAGCTCTTTGGAAGAAAAAAATAAAATTGTGTCAAAAGTGCAAAGGATTGGATGAATAAGAACATAAGTTCTGATTACCTTTTTGGTTACCTTTGATTACCTCAAGTCTGGAAAGCCTTTAAAATCAAGGGTTTACGGATTAAAACGCGAGCCGTGAGGTCGCAGGTTCAAATCCTGTTGCCCCGATTAATGCAGTAAAATCAAGGGTTTGCGGACTTGGTATGAACGAGTGTTCTGATTACCTTTGATTACCTTTTACAAAAAGTACATATGAAAGGGAAAAGTACATGTGCAAAACAATAAAATCGCAGAGATGCGATTATTTTTTTGCCTTTTTTCGGAAATTGTGTTATGTTCAAGGAAATGGAGGGCGAAATATGCAGATACACACAGCTTATGACGTAATGAAAGAGTTTTTAATCACGGATGCGGAGCTTGTTGGACAGTACGGAATCCCTAAAATTCCAAAGACTTTTATTCATCCGGGGAAAGATACTGTAGATTTTGCAGAGAGCTTCAGCAGGAAGATTAAGAACCACCGGGAACTGGATGTAAATTTCTATGTGGATGATGTGCAGTTTCAAAGATTGTGGAATCAGCCAGACAAGTATATGGAGCATTTAAAATGTTTTCATGCAGTCATTATGCCGGATTTTAGCATATCGGTAGGCAAGAATGGAATGCCACTGGTAATGTGCCTGTGGAATAAATACCGCAATCACGCACTGGCTCACTACATGATCTTGAATGATATTCCAATAATTCCGAACGTAAACATATTACCAGAATACTGTTGGGACTGGTGCTTTGATGGGCTACCAGAGGGAAGTACAGTTGCCTGTTGCACCAATGGAAGAGTAAAGAGCAAGGCAGCACGGTTGGAATTTTGCGTTGGTTTCAAGGAAATGGAACGGAGATTGAAACCACTGCGAGTTATCATTGTTGGAAGAATCCCGGAAGAATTAGAAACAGACACGGAAATTATAAACTTTGAAACCAGGAATCAGAAGATTAATAAGGAGGGCGTGAATGGGGACAACGACTGATAATTACCAGAGAAAGAAAAAACTTTCAAAGTCCCAAACAAAGAGGACGGAACGTTTAGAGAAATCATCACACAGAAGATATGGAACACGTAAGAAAGAAGGATTAAATAAATTGTGAATTTTGAATCATTCAGAACTTTACACTATAGAAATATTTGTGCAAAATTAAAATTTAAGTGGCAGCTAGAAAATGCGAGAATTTTTCTGGTTGCCACTTTTTTCTGGATTTCCTTGATTTTTGGCCGCCAAAATGATGTTGGAATTTGGAGATTATTCATAAGTTAGTTGCAACTATTGAAGTCTTGAACAGCTGCGACTTTTCCGCCGGCACAAATCAACCAGGGACAGCACCGGGAACCGATACAGCGCCGAGCTGATGAAGCCAGGAAACCACCCGGAACAATTGAACACCAACGAAGCAGACCGCCAGCCGTAGTTGTGGCAAATAAAAAGCAACCGACCACGAATAATAAGCCATAACAAAGAATACCGAATAATACAATAATAGTCTTGCTAAATGCGTCTTTAATGGCTTTTAATGTATTTAGCCTATACTTTATCGACTGCGATTATAAAACGCCTTAAAATGGCAAATACAGCGTTATACAAGCATATCACAATATAGTTGTATAGCCCTAATTGATATATAGCCCGGACAACCTACGCACATAAGCGGACAAAATGCACCAATTTACACGGTACGCAAATAAGGCATAGCCGCACATAGCTATACAAGGCTATTATACATCTATAGTCGCAGACAGTCAATAAAGCATGTAAAGCGTTTAAAGGCTCATAAACGGCTTATAATGCAAACGTGGCATAAATCACCATTAACAGTATAAAAAACGATTTACGGATAAAATAGCGCGTTAATTGATTGACTTATTATATTAACTTTGCAAGGTGTATCTGGCAGAATGCCAAAAAACCGCTTGCACGCCGTGAACGTGCCGCCGGACTGGATACCGGGAAACGGCAATAAAAAGACGCGCCCGGACTCGAACCGGGCAACGCATATTAATAACCAATGATTAAATAATGAGCCAGGAACAGAACCAGGAACGCTGCCGCCGCAAGCCCGAGCAAATAACCCCTGATTGTATTATATTCATTTTTTAAGCCCCCTATTATTTAAAAATCATTTTTGTAACAGCCGGAAGACTGCGGAAAAATTCCCGGCGGTCGTAATCATCTTTAATATTAAATTGTCTGTCGCTTGTGGGGATGATCTCGCCGCCGATAAGCTCCATACAGGACAGTTGTAAGCAGTTCTCTTTTTTCGTTGATCTGTGCAGTGCATACCGCATTATAGACTTTTTACCATCCCGGCGCTTTACCGAGGGCATATCCCAATAAGCTAATTTAATAGCTCCATCGGAAACAGCCTTGAAGATTTCCATTGCTTCCTTTTCAGCTTTTCTCTTGATTGTATCAACTGTGGAAAAATCACCGCTTTTTATGGCGGCGATTGTCTGTGCTTGTGTTGCTTTCTTGATTGTTACCATTTACGCACCTCCTACAGATCTTTCTTTCTCTTAACGTCAATGACTTCATAATCGTTTTCAGAAAGATCCTTTAACATTCTCAATGCTTCCATGGTATTCTCTGGAATATCATAACCATTTTCACGAGGGAGATCGGCGGCGGTAACAAGATACTGATTTCCATAGCCATACTGAATACTACTTTTTAAAATATGGCCATTTACGACAACTATTACTGTATGATAAGTATTTCCATATAATTTTTGAAACCATCTGCGGCCTCTAATTACTAATGTTTCGATTTTTTTCATTGTTTTTTACCTTTACCCCTGTTATAATGGGGTTGCCTTTCTTTTTAGTTTGGTGCCCGGGATTAGTTGGAAGCTTGCCCGGGCTTTTTTATTTTCTGGGAACTAGAGTTTTTCAATTAATCGTGATCCGTTTCCTTATGTCCTCATTGTGTTGAGTGGTTCGGGTGGTTCCGGTTGTTTGTCTCTTGTGTTCCTTTGTTGATATTATAATACTCTAATTAAGCACTAATTGCAATTAACATAACAACCAAATTAAGCACTAATAAGCGTTGCAAAATTATGCAATTTGATTAAGCACTAAAATTATTGACAATTAAGCACTTACATATTATAATAAAGGAAAATAAAGGAGGGCTAAATATGGCAGAATTAACAGCGGAAGAAAAAGCAATAAAGAATAGAGAAGCAGTAAAGAAATGTATGAAAAATAAGGATAGAATAAACGTAATTCTGCCACAAGGAACACTTGACAGGATAAATTCATACGGATTAAAAACCAATGCTTTTGCAAGGGAGTTAATCCTTGCGGAACTTGATAAAATGGATAAAATGAAAAAGTAAATTAAGCACAAAATAACATTGACAATTAAGCACTAATAATATATACTGTAATCATAGAAAGGAAGTGGTTACAGTGAGCAAGTTAAATAATATTCCAAATAAAAATCAGTGTGGAGTATACACAATAATAAACCGAAGAACCGGAAAAAGATATATAGGATCTTCAACACAATTAAAAAAACGTGCTGAATCTCATTCTTGCGAAATTAGAAGAGGAAAACACAATAACAAATTAATACAACAAGATATTCTAAAAAATGATGACTTTGATTTTAAAATTATGCAAATCATTGATGAATCAAGTTATTTGTATTATGATGAAATTAAAAATAAAATGTATCTAGAAGAATATCAGTTGATAAAATCTGGAATCCTAAACGGTGAAGATTTATATAATCTTGAAACAATAGCCGTGGTAAATGGAAGATTGGAAAGAATAAAGGAAGAACAGGAAAAACTCTCGAAAAGAAAGCAAGAAGTTTATAGCATGTTAAAATTGTCAAATGAAAATTTATTAAAGGAATATGCAAATAATAAAAATTTTTATGAATCTAGATTTTTGGAAAAAGAAATACTAAAAAGAATGAATTAGCCATAAAATAAAGCCCTGGGATTAAGTTCCTAGGGCTTTTAAAATGCTTATTTGTGGCGGCGTAACGACAATCGAGGGGTTAACAGCCCCACCGCCGAAGCTGTTAAGATATTAATAGCACAGGTTTTTAATTTTTGTCAAGAAAAATATTTTTTTATTTTTGGTCTTGACTTTCTGGAAAACTTACAGTAACGTTATTATCAACGACGGTCGCGGGAACTCATGGAGGGGTGGTTATTGTGAAATCGTTTGCACCTGAACAGAATAAAGTAGCAGTTAACAAGCCAGATCAGCCAGGTATTGAAGCTCGGTAAGGTCTGGCTTTTATTATGTTTAAATATATTATATATAATATATCTTTTACCCCTCCATAGATTCCTAAGACTAGAGTTTATTAAAAGATATGCTATACAGTACCGTATAATAATATATAAGATATAAATATAAATAAAGATTATAATATAATACCCCAATTATTATTTATTAATTACTAACAAAATAAATGGTTTTATTTTATGCAAAATTAAATTTGACAAGATATTAAAAACTGTGTTAAGGTATCAGCAACAAAGAAAACAGAATATTTTATTTTAAGTTTTAGAGAATGTACCCGAACACCCGGAAGTTTTCCGGGGATAAGCTTTACCTGGTGACATTCTCTTTTTTATTTACAAATTAACGTGTTAAAGCGAGGTGATAACATGAAAGATAATACGGTAAATATACAAGACGTAGATATCTATTTAGACAATATTAATATATATGCTGATGAATATATAAATACTGTATTATGTATATCACCAGATAACGAAAACTATAAGAAAGAAGTATCAGATAGCTTTGTAGATATGATTTTTTATATTGCAGATCATATACAAAAGCCAAGTAATGACAATATAGAGCTATTAGATAAAATGTTTAATACTTATGTGAGATTATGTAGTAAATATCATGTATTACCAACTTTAGAAGTATTTAGCTTTTTAGTTGGGATTAATCGTACAACGTTTACTGATTGGATGAATGGGGAGTATAGAATAAACTCATCGCATGGTAACACGGCTAAAAAATGGTTTGATATTTGCAAAAACTGTGCAATTAATAGACTGCATAACCAGACCGGAACAAATGCGAATTTGATATTTGTTGCAAAAGCCGCATACGGCATGGCAGAAACTGCACCAGTACAAGCAGCGCAACAGTACGGCGTACCACAGCAGACCGCGCAGCAGATCGCAGAGAAGCACAAAGCCGCTTTGCAGCTTCCAGAGATGGAAAAGCCGGAGTTATAACAGTAAAAATACTATATATTGTGATTGCGAGAAAATGGATTCTATATCTAGCAATACGCAATGTACAAATAGGGTACACCCTAAAAAGACATTTTATAAAACACTGTTTTTTGTGCAATATTACAATAGATTTTGCATAGCATTCCCTTGACCACTGCCGAAGGCTTACGACAAACAGCGACCAGGCAAGGGCAGCGGGTCCCATGGGGCGGCGGGCTGACTTGCCAGCGTCCGCACTGGATGACCGGGAGGGGGTATATATAAAACCTTATA